TATAATAATTATTTAATATTATATATTAATAATATTAAATATATTTATATTTTAAGTTATAATATATTATATATACTAAAAATATCATATTTATATTATTTTCATTTAAGTTCGGTTGATTTAAGAATGAACCCGCCCATTCCATAGTATTATATCATAATTCTTGTTAAATTGCAAGACTATAATTGATTACAATTTGATTACAAAGCAACAAAAACCTTGACTTTTTCTGTTAAATTTGATAAAATACTTAAAAGAAAGGGGGCCTGCGAATGAGTAAGTGCCATCGTTGCGATGCTACTTGTAAGTATTTCCCAGCAGAAGCCAGTAAGATTTTAGATGAATATTTTGATGCTTATGGTGTCAAACATAGGGAGTCTATTTTCTCGTGCTGGTATGATGGGCATCGTATTACAAAATATGAAGACTGCGTTAATTACAAACCAAGAAAGGGTAAGGTGTAAGTTTGTCAAAAATTGACCTATTCTATACTTTGAAATTAAACACGTCTGATATTTATAAACAAATTGCAAAAAATGGTTGCGTTGAAACAGACTTTAAAACAGCGAAGAATGCTGGCTGGGTGGTTGCTCTTGGTGATAATCAACTACTAAGATTTATTCGTCAGATTAAGGATAAACCTTTTGATAAAGAAAAGGTTCAAACTCTTTATGATAGGCGCAATATTTTAAAGCAAGACAAGAGTTCTAAGAAGAACGTAAGAGAAATTACAAAGATTCAGAATGAAATCAACGAACTACTATTTGTTCCAGACCTTGTGACAGTTAGAACTGACACTACGCAGAAGGATTATAAGCAACTATGCAAGACTGGATTCTCTGTTAAATTTAAAGTGAATGATACAGAGTATGTAACAAAATATAAGCGTTTATGTGCTGGTGCTGGTCAGTTAAGAAAGAACTCTGCTAACTTTGTAAATGCAGAAATTTATGACCAGTTACTCAATATTATGCTTTGTGGTCTTGACGCAAAAAGTATAGGCAAGATTAATCTTGCTAAATTTGGAGCTTATCTTGCGCTGTCTACTTCTGCTACTAAAGTTGTTAAAACACCAAGAATCTGTGTTATTGACGATTATGAATATCCTTTAAAAGACCAAGTTGTTGATTGGATTTTCAAAAATGAAAAAGGTGAAGACGATATCAGAGCCGAGAAAATTGATTTTACGATGAATGCTTTTGACGGAGCTGGTATGGTTTGTCCCGAAATGGCTGAGAGATGGCAACAAGACTTAGGTCTGGATTATTTACCATCAAGCTTTATTGTTCGAGCCGCATGGTTTAAAGGCGTTGCAAATTGCTTTGACTTTAGACGTTTTGCTCATGAGGTTGCCCATAAAGACACAATTGTAGACATCTATGGAGTAACATATAATATTGACGACATTGATGTTATAGCAACAAAAAGTCAATTTAAACTGTGGAATAAATACCCTAATTTTCAGATGTATCTAAGTTACTTCAAGAGATACGGTCATGTTTTTGGTATTGCGCGAGTAAACAAGCCAGAAAGTCAATTTGTGACAACTCTTAATTATCAGTATTTGCAGAGTAACAATTTCACAAAGGATTCTATTCAGAAGATTGCGGAACCTACTGTTAATTGGTTAAATAAAACAATGACTTGTGACCCCTTATACACTTATCTTATGATGATTGGTTATCATGAAGGGAATACAGTAGAACAACTTGAAAGAAAGGTGGATTCTTCTTTTGCAAAATGCCTTCTTTACAATATTGATATATTGAATGATGATTATGTTAGCAAAAAAGTAAAGAAACTAATTCAAACAAAGGTTGACCAAGCAAAAATCGGAAAGATTTATGTCGAGGGGTCTTATGACTTTTTGATTCCAGATTTATATGCTATGTGTGAACACGCATTCGGAATGGAAGTTCGTGGTTTACTTCCTGCCAAATGTATGTATTCAAAGCGTTGGGTAGATAAAGAAGCGAAAGTCATAAGTACACAACGTAGTCCTCTTGTTGCTCCTGCTGAGAATCAATTGCTCAATGTTTACTGTGATGATAAGTGTAGGGATTGGTTTAGATATATTCAGTGTGGTAACATTTACAGTATTTGGGATTTAACGATTATTAGCCAATCCGATGCGGATTTTGACGGGGATATCGCAATGACCTCAAATAATAAATATCTTGTAGATTCGATTGACCCAACTCTCCCAATTATTACTTATGAAAAACAAAAAGTTAAATCACAAAAAATTAATTTTGATAACTTAGGCTCTTTTGATGTAAAGAGTTTTGATAGTCCAATTGGAGGGATTACAAATCTCGCAAGTAATCTTTATGCTCTAAAAGAATTATTTGATAAAAATTCCAAAGAATATGCAGAGATAGAAAAACGTATTAGAATGCTGCGTTTTTATCAGGGAACGGCAATTGACCATGCCAAGGGCTGCGTGTACAGCCCGCCCAACAAAAATTGGTCTCATCGTCAGAAATACATTTCAATTACTGATAATATGACCGAAGAACAGAAACAAGAAGCTCAAAAACAAAACGAAAAAATCAAGTTCGAGAATAGTATTTGCTGTGATAAGAAGACTTATTTCTTTGGATACGTTTACCCACAGAAAATGAGAGAATTAAAATCTTATAAGAAAAGATATAAAAATCTTTGTAGGATGAAGTTTGGAATGAAGCTTCCAGAACTTCAAGGTAAAGAAGATAAAACAGAACAAGAAAAGAAATTTATCCGTGATTATTATAAATATATGCCGCTATTTAATTCTAATTGTGCGATGAACAATCTTGCTAAATATATTGAAGATTTTGAATTTAGTAAGAACAAGACGGAAAAATATTTTGATTATTCTTGTCTAATGTCAGATAGAAACAGAGAGTTTAAGCCAGCCATTTGCAAGAAAATTAAAACTATCATTACAGATTTCAAAACAAGTTATGCAGTTTACACAAAGTCTTATTGTTACGACAGGGATTATAATTTCTTTTCTGACGCAGCCAAAGAAAATAGAAGTTCATATTTTGATGAGCTGTTTAACAATTTCAAAGAAATTCTTGAAGAAGTTTTATCTAACGAAGAAGAGCTTGTTGATTATATGATTTATGTGTATTACAATCAACTCCCTTCTGTAGATAGGGTTCTGCTCTGGCAAGTTTATCCAGATGTAATTCTAAATAACGTAAAGAAAAACTCCAAATGCCATTATGAACTTGAAGAATCGGATGATGGTCAAGATTTTTTTGGAAAGAAGTTTGTTTTGAAGGAGGTTCAGAATGACGTTTAATGAATATGAACGTGCAGAAGAGCTTGAGGAAAAACAAAAGTTTTCAGATAACATCTATCAGGATGGGACTCTTCTTCTAAGATATTATAAAACAAACGGTTTTACAAAAGAAGAAGCAGAGCAAAAACTCTTTGTATTTTTCAAAAACATAAATGGTAAGATTAACGAAGAATTTAAGAAGCAATTTCTGTCTGATATTATGAATATATGGGATTCTGCTCAGATTATTGAAAACAATCCTGTGTATTTTTATAAAGAAGAGATGGATGTCATAAGAACGATTAAAAGAAAAATTGAACGTAAAATTTTGTTTGCCCTTATGTATATTCAAAAAGCCTCTGGTCAAGAATTATTTGAAGCATCCGTAACGGACATTAATAGGCTTTGTATTAAGAGGGTAGATTCTAATACAATGTACGATTGTTTGCATGAGTTGGAAGAAAATGGATTTACTAAGTATTCTAATTTTAAAGGCGAAAATAAGATACAGATTGTACATCCTTTGTTAAATTGTCACTATACATCTGAACCAGTTATTACAATTATTGATAAGCACAATATAATGAATTATTATTGGAACTATGTCGGAGAGGGAAAATTTGCTATTTGCAAGAACTGCGGTAAATTAGTCCCAGTCACTTCATTTCATGTTGATTATTGTGAAAAGTGTGCAAAAGAAAAGTACCTAGAGAAGAATGTAAAATACAATAAGAAACGCAACAATCTCAAAACAACGACCGAGTAATTTTCAAAAAAATCTAGGAATGAAGCCACTTTTCAGACTTTTTATGCAAATTCTTATAATGAATAGGGAAACATAGAAAGTTACTATTTGCAGACCAGTATTTCGCTGGTCTGTTTTTTATTTATGAGCAAGCGGAATTAAACAACCGCCCAAGTGAATTAAAAGGAAAATAATGATTAAGATTTCTCGCTCTGATATGGAAGCGCTACGCAAGGTTGGTCTAATCAAAGAAGGTAGTGAGCGTAATTATACTGTCACTAACCGTAAGAAGCATAGTTCACAGAAAGACTATTATATTGTTGAAGACCGTAAGATTCTTGCATTTCTAAATCGCAAAAAGGAATACTAATACGATTGGAGGAATTGTAGAATGAATTATAAAACTCCAATTCGTAATGATGGAGAAATGGTAGAGCAGCAGATTCTACTATCTGGCAATAACTCCATCAAGAAAAATTTAGCAATTTATCAGCGTAAGATTCTGATTAATCAAGAAATTACGAATGAGTCTATCACAGAAGCTATCTATTATCTATATACACTTATGGACTTGGATAGAGAAGAGGGGGTAGAGAAGAATCCAAAACCTATTGATATCCTTCTAAATACTCCGGGCGGGTCTGTATGGGATGGTCTCATTCTAGTTTCTCTTATTGAACAGATGAAAGACATGGGATACACTATCAACACAACTGCTATTGGTACTGCTGCTAGTATGGGTTTTATTATCTTTATCACTGGTTCTAATCGTTATTCTTATCGTCATGCACAATTTATGCTGCATGACATTTCCACGATGATGGGCGGCAAGGTAAAAGACCTAGAGGAATCTATGGAAGACCTAAGAAAGTGTCAAAAACAAGTGTTTGATATTATTAAGAAATATACCCATGTTCCTGATGAAAAGTTAAAAGAGTGGATAGACCATAAACGGGATATGTTCTTTTATCCTGATGAAGCTGTCGAATTAGGAATTGTAGATAAGGTGCTTTGAGCAAGCGAGGATAAACTCTCGCCCAAGGGATTGAAAGGGATAAGTATTTGAATAATACTACTAAAAATACTCAGGATATTAAAAAGACTGAAACCATTGCCGTGGAAGATATGTCTAAGGAAGAGCTGGTTCAGCTATTCTATAAGCTGGCTGATGAAGGTTGTTTCGATGACGAAAATATTGATGATTGCGATGGTTGTCACTGTTGCGATGATGACGATGACATTGGCGATATTGTAGACCCCGTTATTGGATTTAACCTAGAGAATGTTATTGATTCTGAATTTGATACAAAAGAATTTAACAAAGGCATTAAGTCAATGAGCTTTGTGGCTGGTCAACTGATGGCGCTACAAAACGCTGGTATCAAACCTCAGAATGCTCTTGAGTATCTACACGCTACTCATTCTCAGGACAGTGATTGCGAATGTACAAAGCACGTTGCAGAACTACAAGCTGCCGTTAATGAAAAGGCTGAGAAGAAGAATCTAATTGAAAGTAAGAAAAATATAGCTTAAATGCTATATTAAATTTATATTATATAAGTGGCTATAAGCCACAGGAATTTAAAGGAGTAAATATTATGACTAGTTCTACTATTGTTAAGATGATTGCTGACAATACCGATTATACTCAGAAGGATATTAAGGCATTTCTAGCTGCTGCCGAACCTGTTCTGCTAGAAGCACTAAAGGATGGTGAGTCCTTTAAGATTATGGATGTCACTGTTTCTCTGGCTGATGTTGCAGAACGCACCGCTCGTAATCTACAGACTGGCGAGATGATGACCGTCCCTGCTCACAAGAAAGTTTCCTTTAAGCCCTCTAAGGCTCTCAAGGAAGCCGTAAAGTGATTTAACCAAAGATTGATACACTGGTGTTTCGCCACCAATATTAAGTGCGAAGCGTTAAAGCAGGTGTTCCACCACCTAGAAACAGAAGAGTGGAGTTTTATGTTTAGTCGGTATGGAGACTTTAAACCCATGTAAGAAGTCGCGGAATCGACTTAAAATTATCCAATGGTGAGCCACTACCAATAAGTGGGGAATTAAAAAAGCGGTAACTCTGCCGTGCAAACTATTTCTTAAATTATTAGCGGGTGCAACGCTTAGAATATTGCACACTTGTATGTATTCTACCGGATACTGCTGGACATGGTTTGCTAAAATGAGTATCGCTGGCATACCGATTAAAGTATGCTTATATGTCGCAGAATAGCCCAATCAGGTACGGCGCTTGGCTCATACCCAAGAGATTCTTCGTTCAAATCGAAGTTCTGCACCCAACAACAGAGAAATAGGATTCTCTGTTAAATTTAAAAGAAAAAGAGGATTTTCTATTATGCGTTTTTATTCTGATGTATGTCATAAGATATTTGAATCACAGGAAGAGCTAGAAAAAGCTGAAAAGGCTCTAGTTCAAAAGAATGATGAAGAAGCTAAGAAGAAGGCTGAGCGCAAGGCTGATGCCGACAAGGTTCAGAAAGCTCACGACGAAGTGTTTAAAAAGTACGACGAGTATTGCAAGCTAGTTGATGAGTTTGTAAATAAGTACGGTTCTTATCATACTACGATTGACAAGCCAATTCATCTTAATGATGTACTACGGTCTTTTGCGGATGTATTTTGGTTTTAACTATTAAAATTATAGAATTGGAGGTAATGTGATGTCTGAGAAAGTCGAGATTTTTCACTTTGATGATATCGCTAATAGTTATCACGGCGAATCTCTATATTGTGGGCTAAGTTCTTCACTAAGCCTCCAAGTTGATAAAGATTGTACAATAACAGTTTTTGGACAAATTAATCCTCGCTCTGGTGAATATTTTCAATTACAGGTATTGAATGAAGAGACAATGAAAACTTCTCCGAATATTACTTCTGCTGGAAATTATTTTGTTCATATTGCTGGATGTTATCGTGTTAAATTTCAAGTAGAAAACGCTACCGATGTAAAAGTCGCTGGTGTATTCGGGAAATACCATTATCCGTCTGCGGAAGTAGACTTGGACGATTATGCTTCTATTGAATATGTAGACAGCAAGTTGGGTGCTGCAACGGAAGAAGAATTTAGAGAAATGCTTGAAGAAGTTCTGAATACTCCATCTACAAGTGCTGTATTTAAAGATGGAAATCTAACTATTAATAATTTTTCTTATGATGATGGCACAAAGAATTTTAATATTGAATAATTTAAAATAATACATTTAGACAAATAGCGGTTTTCCGAAAGGTCGTAATTAACGCCTATATTGCGTTCCCGCATTTTATATAAATATTAAACATAATCTACATCATAACAAGATATACTATCTTGGTGGTGTTTTTATGGAAATTGATGGTAAAAAGGTTGCTTCTACTGGGACTACTGCGCTCGGTATTGTAGGTTGACACCATACAGCCTAAATAGCACTTTTCGCTTTGTCAAGCGGATATAATTAGCTGAGTTTTTATTAAACTCGTAAGTAAAAAATACTAATTATGTTAACGGGGGAGTTTAAGGACGCAATCCCGTGGGAAGGAAATTATACGATGAAAGAATTTAGAAAAGTTCCTAGCTTAAAGTTTCTATACGAAATCAGTCAGAACGGTATTCTTCGTAATGTCAAGTCTAAAAAAGAGACTGTTTTTGAACCAGATAAAAATGGATATTACAGATGTACTATTCATAATAAAAGTATTGCTGATTCACCAAAACATTTTCTCAGACATAGACTTGTTGCTGAATGTTGGTGTAGTATTCCAAAAAGATTGGAAGATTACCCAATCAATAAACTACAAGTAAACCATATTGACGGAGATAAATCTAATAATAATTACAAAAATCTTGAATGGGTTCTTCCGTTTGAAAATGTACGTCATGCTGTAAAAAATAATCTTTGGTATGAAAGTGAAAAATTTACAGAGAAGAAACATGAGAAGAAACCGATTATGTGTATAGAAACTGGCGTTGTTTTTGAATCTTCTTACAAAGCAGCAGAATGGATTTGTGAAACTACTAGAAAATCTGCAAAGTATCTCAATGTATCAAATCATATTCGCGAAGTTGCTAGAGGAAAGAAGTGGAAGAAAACAGCCTATGGATACCATTGGAAATTTGTATAAATTAAATCTGTACAGACTATCCTCTTAATAGGGGAGTAAGGATTCTATTGACACGAATCTTGAAAAAGTGCTACCGCTTTTGCGGTGAGATATAGTCGATTAATTATAATGACAGTCCTTGGCGGTACTGCTCTTGCTGGTGTTTTAGGCGGTGCTAATGGTGGTAGTGGTGGCTCTCCCAACGGTGGTGGACTTCTAGGTGGTCTATTTGGCGGTGGCAATAACAATACCTGTTATGTTACCGAAAAAGAGTTCTATCAGAATCAACTAGCCGACACTAATATTATGTATCAGAATCTAATGAATACAAATAGTGCTCTGTGTGAACTAAGCCAGCGTGTTGCAAGCGATGAAGTTTCTATCGCTAAGAACTTTGAAATTGCTGCACTAAATAGTGAATGGCAGCAGAAGATGAACGACAAGCAGTTTACTTGTGTTGATGAGAAGATGCAGTGGATGGATAAGTTTATGAAGGCTTATGTTGATTCTGCCACTTGCGACTTTATCAAGGCAAAGCATTATCTCTCTCCTTCTGACCTTGCTGACCCTTACACTAATACTTCTCAGGCAATTGTATCTGTTCCTACCTATCAGTTTACAACTACTGCTTGTGCAGCGAATTACTGCAATCCTTATTTTGTAAGCGGCACTGCTTATGCAAATGGCCCTGCTTACACTAATACTGGTTGTGGTTGCAACGGTGGACTTACTTTCTGATTAAGTTCTAATTAATCTTTATTGTGGGACAAGTATTCCACAGAATAACATTATATACATTTTTACTTATTTTTTTTACAAGCGGGTGAAGATTTATGAACTTCACAAATCCAAGTCCTCTTATTGGAGGTATGCGTTCTCCACAGAATGTTATGCCAGTAGATGTAGGAGGAACACAAAATCAATATCAGAATCAATATCAAAGAAATATGTCGCCAGAACAGTGGGAGTATGTACAACAGGTTCGTAGAACTGGTTATGACCCAAATATGATGCCTCAAGTACAGCAACCACAACAGCCAGAACAGTCTGACCCTTATAATGATTTTATTACAGAGTTTAATCAGTGTTCTAACGTAGTTCAGGCAAGTATATTAGAAAATCCTGAATTTAAACAGTGCATGGCTGAATGTGACAAAAAGATTCAGGCAACTATGGAGGCTCTAGTACGTCCACAGGTTATGCAGACACAAGATGGTCGTGTAGCTTTCGAGAGGTTGTTAGCGTCTTTCCGTGGTGTCAGAGACCAAGCAAAGCAGCAAGAAGCTCAGAATATGCAAAGAATACAAGCGTTAATGAATGATGACGTTGTTCGTAAGCGTATTGAAGAGTTAGAGAAGAATAAGTGAGGTGCTTGCTATGATTTCTGATAAAGAACTTTTTAAACAGATGGCCGACCGTGATGTTGTAAATCTATACCGTTATCTTATTTACAATCTTGCTGGTGGTACGAGTATTGCTACTTATGCAAGTTTGTTTGAAGATAAGATTTTGGGATATGCTAATATTGGTGTGGATAAAGCCTGTGATTGGCTGTTTGGTAAAGATGTCGGTTGTGACATTGACGAGGCGGCTGATATCGCACAAGCTGTTGTTTCTGATAAGATTGAAGAATACCGCAAACGTGTTAAAGAACAACGTGCGGCTAAAAATGCGTAATAACATTGTAACATAATTGATAGTCCTAATAAATAGGTGATTATTATGAGATGGCCTATCGTGACCGTTACATCACTTGATAGCTCTGCTGCTGGTGTGGACGTATTAAAGGCAAATCCTATATATACTATAGAAAGTTTGCCCTATCCAAGACGCTATTATTATTTTGCCTTACTCATTAAGGTTGGTTTTGAATTTAATGATAATAAGTCTCTCTTGCTGACAGACAATGATGAAGTCAACAAGTATCACCTTGTTGACCGTCTTGGCAATGCAGTCCTTGCTTCTCAGGCTATTGGGTACTCTCAGAGCCAGAGATTAATGTACTGTATGTATGACGATGTAAAGAAAATTGTCCGCGTTCTAAGTCCTCTAGCTCCTACTGATTATTATATTGAGGGTTGGCTTACTTAATAATATAATAAGGAGTGGAAGGAATGGTATTAAACAACGGTATTGCCCCATGCGGTACGATGTCAAGATGTTGTTGCTGTAATATGCGGCTTATTTGTGCTAAATCCCCTTACTGTGTTATAAATTCAGGGAGTGGTTCTTCTGATAAGAAACTGGAAGAGATTGAGAATCTTATCCAGCAATTAATCCAGTCGCAAGCACAAGCACTTGCTGACCTTGAAACAAAAGCTACTGCCGCTCAAGCTAGTTTAAATACAATTACTGCTAATATAGCAACATTGCAAACGACTAGTGATAATTTAACGACAACATTTGGTGAATTTGCACAAGATACAAAAACTAAGCTAGACGAAATCTATGCTAAAGTAGAAAATATACCAGCGACCAGTACAACTTCTGTCAATGATTTAGATACACCGATTGATGTAGATTCTTCTGATGTATCAGAGGATGATTCAAAATCACTTACTGTATTAAAACCAAAAGAAACAGAAGATACTATTCTGGTTGAAAAGAAAGGCTTATTTGGTAAATCCAAATGGGTAGAACAAAAGAAATAATTTTGAGTTAAATTTTAGAAATTATAGACCCTTTAGTGAGTATAAGTTATTGTACTTAGTAAAGTGTCTATAATATTTTGTTATAGACATAATTTGAAATTTAACTTATAGGTGTGCGCCCGTATGTGCATGAAAGGAAAACATTATGACATTTGGTAAAAATGCGAAGAATAATCACCTTTATATTTATAAGGAAGGTGATGTAGTATGAAGTATGAGAAAGAAAAATATTTCTCTTGTTATTCTCCTAATCTTAAAGAATATCTGGAAAGAAATGGATTTGAACCTATTACTTCGTTTGTACACATCAGAGAGAATAAGACTTGTTGGGTATTTGAGAAAGTGCCTGAGCTATCTATATATCTTGAACAGTGGACTCGCAATCGCAAGTAAAGGGTAAATTATATGAAAAATATTGTAAGAAATTTTTCTGTTGCTATCGTAGTATTTGTGACTACATTTATCACAGTTTATTATTCTGTTGTGTATGCAACAAAGAAACAGATTGTATTTGATGGTTCTGATATTCTAATAATTATTTTCTTTGGCTTACTATCTTTGATGGTCGTGTTTATGCTACTTTATATCAATTCTAAATTAAACTCATTCTCTAATGCTCTATCTGATATTTCTAATAAGATTGATATATCAGAAGAAAACATGATAAATTTAGAAAAGAGTATTGACAACTTCTGTATGTTGTGCTATATTAACAATGGAAGCAAATAATTCCATAAAATAGTACAAGGAGAAGTCGTTATGAGTGTTCCACTAAGTTTGTTAATTTATAATCCAATTGAAGCATATATCTTGATTTTGTTATGTGATGTTATTGCCGAGAATGACACAAAGTTTACCATTAAAAGAGCATTACTTTTGTGGGATTTTGGTGCGACAAATTTGTTTATCCAGCTAGTTCCGTATATTTGGTATGGGAAATGGTTCTTTGCAATTTTTAATGTTTCTGTGAATTATATAATAATACCATTTTCTATCATGTATTATTACAGAATTGTGTCTTGCCGCATAGGTTATTTTAGATGTTTTATTTCCGAATTAATCAATTGTTTGTTTATAATAATCATATCTAATATATTTGATTTGTTAATAGATAAATATGATATGTTCTTTTCAAGAAGTATATTTCACGAATTTATATCAAATATGACTATATTTTTCGTGCAAATTATACTATATTCTATTATAAAACATAGGAGATTTTTATATGAAAAACATTTTCAAAACTTTCGCAAGTAACTGTGTTGAAAAAGCCTTTACTTCTCTCGGTCACTACCAGCCTAAGATGCCAAATTCTCTGATGGAAAAGGCTCAGAAGGAAAATAAGGAAGACTAATCTTCCCTTATCCTTATATTATAGACATTGTAGACTTTAATATAGGGAGTCAGTCTTTTGGCTGGCTCCCTTATTTTTGTGTAATAAAGGAATATTCTGTTATGGATATTTTTAGATATATTGAAGACGTATCTTATAAACTCGGTTTAAAAGTTGCAAATTATTTCCATGAAGACAAGGATGGGATTGAAGAGACACAATATGGGATGTTCGCTATTTTGAGTTTCTTGTTTGAGTTTGGAACTGGACTTATTATATCTCTTATTTTTGGATATGTCAAGTATTTTCTTGTATTTCAAATTACCTATTGTTTTCTACGTTCTGTTTGTGGTGGAGAACATTGCAAAACATTTGCATCTTGTTGGGCAGTAACAAACATTATCTCATTTGTTGGAAGTATGATAGCTATTTTATTATCCGTAAACAGTATGTTTGTAATGATTGGAGTTATTATTACATCTCTGGCATCTGTTGATATGTTTTATATTATTCCGAAACCAAGCGAAAATTCTCCTAGTAGAGGGAGTAGAGATATCGAGTTTAAAAGACGCTATATTGAGGGGACTTGTGTGTTAATTTTCTTAGCTTGTATTTTGGCGTTTTTTGATATAAAGTTTGTTTCTGCTTCTATTTGCTCTGCTTATATTATGTGTTATATTATGCTATCTAAATATGGCGAAAAATTTATGACTCTATTTAAGTTTTGATTAATTAAAGACCAGAGGATAGGGATATTAAGCTGCTATCGCCCGTTGTTAGGAGATACAGGTTCTTTGGCTTGCCTGTCTGGTCTTTATTATTTATAATTGTAGTCGTACAATTGTGGGACGCTATAGGCTCTTTGTGTTCTATGATTGTAGGTATCTACAAACTATAAGAGTTTGTAGTTTCCATTAAATAGCCTACCAGACTTAGTTACCAGAAATGATAACTACGATATTTAGGTTATGACACCCTCGGTTGACGCAACAGACCGTCGCTCTGTCGTATATATTTAAGTTAGGTTGGAGTAATAGTAGCCTTGTGATATATACGCTAAAGCCTTTATATCATTGTCGAGTTGAGGTCGGAAAAGCTATGTGGTAATAGTATAGCAATACGCACAACCATTACATAAGTAATGGAGTTATTTTTACGAAAGGGGTGTCTAGTATGGTATATGTATTGAATATTGATGGACAACCGCTTATGCCAACTACTAGGCACGGTAAAGTCAAACATCTTCTAAAAGATGGTAAGGCTAAAGTAGTTAAGCGTTGTCCATTCACAATTAAACTTCTATACGAGACTCCTAATTGCACACAAGATTTAACTCTTGGGGTTGATACAGGAAGTGGCGCAATAGGAACTGCCGTTTCTACCGATGATGGCGAAATAGTTTATATGTCGGAAGTAGTTGTTAGAAATGACATTACTGACAAAATGACTCAAAGGGCCAAATACCGCAGAAATAGACGTAGCAGAAAAACTCGTTATAGAAAAGCAAGATGGCTAAATCGCAAAAATTCAATTAAGAAGGATAGATTTAGTCCCACGATGGTAAGTAAACTCCATAGCCACGTTAAAGAAATAGAATATATCAAATCTATTCTCCCTATAACTACTATGGTCTTTGAAACAGGAACATTTGATACTTACCTTATGAAAAATCCAAGCCTTGTAAATGAAAATGTAAGACATTGGGGATACCAAAAAGGAACAAATTATGGGTTTGAAAATACCAAGGCTATGGTTTTAAATCGAGATAATTATACTTGTCAGTATTGCAAAGGTAAACATAAAGATAGTAAACTGGAAGTTCATCATATTGTGTTTCGCAGCAAACATGGTTCAGACGAAGAAAGTAATTTGATTACACTTTGTCATACTTGCCATAAGGCGTTGCATAGTGGTAAAATTAGTCTTAAATTAGAAGGTAAGGTCAAAGGGAATCTAAAATATGCTACACAGATGAATAGTATTCGTAAACAATTATTTAGAATCTACCCGGAAGCAATTGAAACTTTTGGCTATATAACAAAGGCAAATCGTCTAAAACTTGGAGTAGATAAAGAGCATTTTTATGACGCTTGTGTTATTGCAACACATGGAAATAAATTTAGCGTAAGATGCAATTTATACAAAAAGAAATGTGTTTCAGATGGGGATTTTCAACAGACTAAGGGAGTTCGTTCTGAGCAGCGCATTCCAACGTGTAAAATTCAGGGGTTCAGAAAGTTTGATAAGGTGAGATATTTTGGTAAAGAATATTTTATAAAAGGAAGGCTTTCTACTGGGTATGCAATACTTATGGATATAGATGGTAATAAATCCGATTTTTCTTATATGCCGAAAGGTTTTAAAACGCCTAAAATTATAAATCTAAAAAGATTAGAAGCTCGTTCATCGTGGATAGTAATTTTTAAATGACATAAAAATAATTGTACGACTATTTTTGTGAGGTGGTCGTATGATTATAAATGATTTAGCAACAATAGCAAATTCTGATTTAATATCAGGAGCTGCAAACATTAGTCAATTTATAAATGTTTATCAAGCGACTAAAGGTGCGACATCATCTCAGTTAAATACAGAGCTTATTAAGCAAAACCAACATATTGAAAATAAACTTGACGAACAAACGAATATGTTGCTTGAAAAACTATTGTCTGAATTAAAGATTATAGAAGAACAAAATATTGAAATAATTAAACTGTTGGGTGGCGGCGTCAAATGATTCTTAATACTAATGCAGAATTAGGTGGATTAGATGCCCTTGGTGTTGCAGATACAATTATTGCTTCATTATTATTAAATTATTCTGAGAAATCTTATAGGTTAAATCTCGATAATACCTCAGAAAATAAAAAAGTTATTTCTCTATTAAACGAAATAAATGAAAATGAAAAAACTATTATTTCTTTATTACAAAGAATAATAGAAGATGATAAGCATTAGTCTTGTCTTATCGGTAAAATAATCCAGACTAAATAAACGAGTGACGGTTCTGACTCGTCGTAAAAATAAAAATTGACCGAGCGATGATTCACGACAGGGAATAAAAGGGGTCAAAAATATTATAGAAAGTAGTGGATATCAATGGGTGTATTGCAAATTATTATTAATATTTGCTCTACTTTTGGTGTGTCTGGACTCCTTTTGTTCTTTGTGAAAAGGCACTATGAGAAGAAAGACGAAGCTTTAAAAGAGGGAAAGCGGGAGAGAAGAGAAATCAAGGATGCGATTGATAAAATTGCTAAACAAAACGAAGAGCAGTATGCAATGATTGCATTTCAAAAGGATAAGATAAGTTCTCTTTCTGATGATGTTAAGGCTTTAAGAGAGCAAGGAAATCAAAATTCACAAGCGGATAGAGATATACTTCGGGATGCGATGTTAAGGACATATCATAATTGTTATGAAGTCAAAGGTTGGATTTCTGTTAATGACTTAGAAAGTTTTCAACATATGTTTGAAAGCTACACAGCGCTGCACGGTAACGGAATGATACCGGCTGTTCATGAAAAAATTTTAAGTCTACCAACTATTCCACCTGAGAATAAATCTTGAACATTTCATTAAATTATAAAATCACTTTTAACAAATAGGTGATTATTATGACAGTAAATGAATCTAAAAATATTATCCAAAAACTAATTAAGTATTCTATTTGTGAACTTGAAACGGCAGAGTGTTACCAAGAACTAATGGGCTGTGTTGAAGACTCTTCTATGTTTTCCAAATTCAAAGAGTTTGCAAATGAAGAACTAACTCATTACGAGTATGATTTGTCAACCGCAATGGTTATGGCTCAAAAATTGAAAGACAATGGTGATATTGCGGATGTTGATGAAATGATTAGTAATATCTATAAAGAGAATGAGACAGATTGGAAGAATAAGATTGTCTGGAAAATTGCTAACACTAAGTTAAAAACTTCTCGTTAAATTATGATGCTAGGTATAGGGACTAGAGGTCGTTAAACAGCGACGATAAATGTTGAAGGTATTGGGATAATGCTATGGCATTATACAGTATCTTTGATTTTAAATGTTTATTGCTATGGCAACTATCCTTGAGTAGATATACTTGAGGATAGTAACGATGGCAATAATAGTCATCGGGTATTAAAAGGGGTTATTTGGAACGAAAGGAGACAATATGCAAGATAGTCTACTAAAGCGTAAGGACGAGACCGATAAGGAATATGGTTTACGTCTAGCTATCAATAAAGACGTATACGATATTAGCTGGTCTAAAATTTGTGACCTTATGTTTGAAGCAACTGGCGTAAGAAAAGACGAAAGTGCTTATCGTAAATATTATATGGCATTCCTTGATGGAGTTGATTATCAAAAGAATAAAGACCCGTCTGAACAAATGGACGAGTTAATGAATAAAGAGCTAGATATTAAATTAAAAACTGTCAAGATGCGGGATTATAAAGCAGCGCTTAACCGTGATGTTAATAAGATTGCTCGTTTTGATATGCTTAAACAAGACATTTCAGACTATGTTATTAAAAATCATTTGGAGTTTAATGATAATAAAAGCAACTTTTCATCAACCGAGAAGAGTGCTATTTTATGCCTATCTGATTTCCATTATGGTATGGTGACTGATAATTATCTTAATAAATATAATCCTGAAATCTTCCATGAGCGCATGACCAAACTTTTTGACACAGTTGTTAAGAAGATTTATTCTGAAAAGATTGGTGCTCTGTACGTTATTAATTTAAACGATGCTATTTCTGGATATATTCATAATACTGTTCGGATTGAGAATCGTAAGAATGTTATCGAACAGGTAATGGAAGTTTCTAATGCTTTGGCAGAGTTTCTAAATGGGCTTTCTCAACATTGTAATATTGAATATTATTCTGTTATTGACAATCATTCTCGTTGTATGGCTAATAAGTATGATAGCTTGCAAAATGAAAATTTTTCTCTACTTGTTGACTGGTATTTGAAAGCAGCTTTACGTTATGTCCATAATATTCATATTAATGAGAACGAATTTGATAATGATATTTTAACATTTAGTATTTATAACTGGAATTATCTAGGCTCTCATGGAGACAAAGACAGTATTCATGATATAGTTCAGAATATGACGCTTTTAACCCATAAGTTCTATGATGCGATGTTTATTGCACATAAACACCATGTAGAGTCTAAAGAAGTTGATGGAATTATGGTTTTTATGAATGGTTCTCTTTGTGGTACAGATAACTATGCAAAGTCTTTGCGTATTACTTCTCACCCTTCCCAGACTATGTATATTGTCACCCCTGATAATCCCTATGAATCTATAAATATTATCCGTTTGGATTAAGGCGGTGATTACATGGCTATTGCTAAAAAAGGAAAACAAATCGGAGAAGAGACGAAAAAGAAACTGATTTGCATTAGTTGTGGCTGTGGAGTTCAAAATAATTTCAATGCCACAAAAGACGAATATCATAAGTTCTTTAATAAGATACCATATTGTAAGGATTGTGTCAAGTCTATTTATAAAGGATACTTGGTAAAATACAATGGCAATACAAACCTCGCTATTTATTTTACTTGTAGAAAAATTGATATTCCGTACATTCATCAAGCATATTTGGCGGCTATGAAAGAATCTCAGAATGAAAACTCTGTGTTAAATGGAGAAGAGAACCTATTACCAATTTATCTAAAGAATCTTGCATTTGCAGATAAAAATGGTTGGGGTTCGAGCTTTGACGATTCTCAAGGCGAAAATAATATCGAAGGTCTTAGTAACTACGATGTTTATACAAAGATTAAACGTCCTAAGAAAGTTACTGGCGAGCTTGACGATGACGATAATTATGAAGATATTGAATTTAGTACAGCATATTTGCAAAGTGTATGGGGAAGATTTGATAATGATGACTTAGCATATCTTCAAAACGAATATATGGATTGGGAATCTAAACTGGGTCAAATTGACACCAAAGATATTGATATTATTGTTAGACAGATTTGTTATCAAACTCTTGATATTAATAAAGCTCGTGAAAATGGTGAAGATGTTACAAAGAAACTAAATGCTCTAACTTCACTTATGAATAATGGTGGCTTACTTGAAAAACAGAATAGAGCCGTGCAAAACTCTAAGGTTGTTGGTCAGCGTATTGAAGATATTGAAACATTTAGACCTGTTAAGAAAGCCGACCCTGAATTGGCAGATGTAGATAATGTTAATTTGTTATTTGATGCGTTTGCTGGTTGTACTGCAAGGGCTTTGGGTAAAAATAATAAATATGTTGAAAAATTTGAAAAGGAGTTTGAACCTTGGAGTATTGATATAATTGAAAAGGGTAAAGCTCAACTTCTTGGAACGGAGAGTGATGAAGAATGTCAGAGTCAGACAAAATCACAATCCGAAGACTAAAGAAAAAACGTGCTACACTTCAAGAGCAATACAATGAAAATTTTGAAGCATGGGTTGGATATTGGAGAGCGAATCCTCAAAGATTTATTACTGAATATCTAGGTTTGCCATTGTATGATTTTCAAAAAGTTTTAATTTGGGAAATGAATAATACAGCAAACTATATATTTATAGGAAGCAGAGGCATAGCGAAATCTTCTCTGACGTTAGACTTCTGTTGCCAAATGGCAATTCTTTATCCCGGTCTCAAAATTCTTGTTGTTTGTCCTGTTAAATCACAGAGTAAACAATTCGTTAAGAAGATTTACGAGTATATGCGAATGAGCAAGAACCTAGAACAGGAAATCAAAGTTGATGAGATTAAGATTGGCGTTAATGAATGTCAAGTTCCGTTCAAAAATGGTTCTACAATTTTTACTGCGACGTACAGCGAGAACGCATTGGGCCTACGAGCCAATATACTAATTGTTGACGAATTTGTTCGTACAGAGAAAGAAGTTATCACTCGTGTTTTTGACCCAATGCTTTCCGACCCAAGAAAACCAAGATATCTTGATTTAACAAGAGAGCAGCGGGCAGAAGAATACAAACACGAAGAGTTAAGAAAGATTTACCTATCCTCAATTAGACGTGCAGATGAGTGGTCTTATAAGACCTTTGAGGATTATATAGACTGGATGACAGATGGCAATAGAGATTATTGCGCAACAGTTGTTAGTTATGCTCTTGGTGTTAAAAATGGGTTTATTAGCAAAAAGAAAGTAGAGGACACTTTTAAATCCAATCTGGAAAATATTAATATTTTACAGGCAGAATATAACTGTATTGCCGAGCGTGGTACTGGTAACTCTTATTTCACATATAAAATGATGGATAGAGTCAGAACTAACTCCAAAGCATTCTGTTGTATGTCTGATGAGGAATATATTCGGTATAAAGATTGTAGAGAAAAGTATCCTTATTATCAAGAAAAATTACCTAATGAAATTAGGCTACTGTGCATGGATGTTGCTGTTATTGAATCTAGCAAGAACGACAATACTGCATTTTTTATTATTAGGTTAATTCCTGATAGTGGAAGATATACAATTATTGTGCCATACGCAGATAGTATGCACGGTCTAAACTCAATCGCTCAAACTAAGAGAATGAAACAATTATTTTATGAGTTTGAATGCGATTATATGATACTTGATACACAAGGCGTGAAATGTTTGCGCCAATTATATAGTAATATATAATTAAGTATTGCGGAAGAAAACTGGAAGGCTGGGATGCCAATCAGAGTGGAAGTTATATAATAATATATATAACACACGCAACGCATAGAGATTGAAACTATTTATAGAATATAACATCTCCAAGAGTCCGCAACTCCTAATTAAATTTAGGATGAAAAGATATGCTGAACTAATACGAATTGTAAGTGTTAGAGTTTAGAGATAAAAAGCTCTAAAGATAACAAATGAGGTATTTCTATTTTTGACTATGCCACTACAGAAACCTACGATGAAAATCGTGGTGTTACTTACCCTGCATGGACAGTAGTTAACCCAGAAGATATTAAGATGGTCAACCGTACAATTGACAGAAATGCAGTTCCCGTAATTTATTCTGTTAAAACCCCAATCCAGTTAAAGTCTGCTATGTTTAGTAATATGCGTGATTTGATTACTGATGGGCGAGTTAATCTACTTGTTGATAGTCAAGAGGGTCTTGATTATATGATGAAGAACTATCAGTATTATAAGATTGAAGACGAGGATTTAAAGAAACGTCTTATGAATCCTTATGTACAAACTAATCGGCTTGTTGATGAGGCAATTAGTTTGGAACAGGTGGTTACTCAGGGCTATATTAACCTAAAGGAAAAAGCTGGGAATCGTAAAGACCGTGTTATGTCTTTGGCTTATGGTCTTTGGTACGCCAAGTTACTAGAAGACCAGTATATTAACAAACAAGAAACTAACAGTCTATTAGATTGGACGTTCTTTGGTTAAATTATTTTTATAGAAAGCGAGGTGAGATGTTTGCCAAGAAAAAAGAAAACTGAACAAGAAACGTTGTCTGAGAAACAGGTTAATGATGTTCTAAATGCGTATGATTATTTCATGAATTTTTCTGATTCTTACAACCGTAGTTATAGAAGCGCCGATTATAATACACCCGACGCTGTTAATAGACGGTTAAAGGATATTAATTTAACACAAGTAGACACAACTGTTACAGAAATTGAAAACGCTCTAAAAAACGCAAAAGATTCAGAAGAAATCCTTTCTAATTATGCCCAGACGCTTGAAATTACAAATATGTCTTTTAAGCGGATGACACAATATCTTCCAAACCTAGCCGCATTTAACCTTACTTTCGACCCAATCAATGTTACAAAAGAATCTGAACTAAAGTCTAAAGAATTTAAGAAAGACTTGGCTATTGTAGATGATTTTTGCAATAGATTCGATTATCGAGCAGAATTTGCAACTGCTTTGCGTCAGTGTTTTAGGCAAGGTGTAATGTTCGGAGTCCTTCGTGATGAGGGAGATAGATATACTATTCAAGAGCTGCCTAAACAGTTTTGTAAAATTACAGGTCGTTTTGATTATGGATACCTATTTGATTTCGATATGAACTGGTTTATTAATATGGATGGTGTTGATATAGATATGTATCCGCCAATCTTTAAGCGTATGTTAAATCGTATCCAGAAGAATTTTGCTAAACCATACGACCCTGCAAGACGCTTACAATCAAGAAACACTGGGTTTGGGCATTGGCAACAAACGTCTCCTGAGAACGGGTTCTGGTGCTTTAAATTAGACCCTGAACTAGCAACTATTTTACCTTATTATTCGGGTATTCTTGGAAACGCAAGTTTTCAACCAGTTGTTAGAGGTCTGCAACAGGATAAATACTTTATTGATGCTTCTAAAATTTTGGTTGGTATCCTTGGATTTAACAAGGAACAGAAAAGTGGTCAAGTTGCTAACTCTATTAATATGACCCCTGAGATGATTGGTAAATTTTTAGGTGTTGCTCGTAAAGGATTGAATAGTCAGATTGGTTTGGCTGTATTGCCTACTGATGATGTTAAGGCAGTAGACTTTAGCACTTCAAACACTAATTCAGACGTTGATTATGCAAGTTCTGTTGTTAAGCAAAGTATTGCTTCTAGTGAAGCTCTATTTGGTACTGAAAAGCTGAATAGCCACCAGTCTAAACTTGCATCCGCAATTGATAATAACACCATTGAAGCGCTTTATCCAATGTTTGCTAATTTCATGGAGTTTTTCATCAATCAACGAACCACTAAATATAAGTTTAAAATTCGTTTCCATGACGAAAATGTTCCAGACCAAAAGGCAGAACGTAAAGCACTATTCAATGATTTTTCTAAGATAGGATTCGTAGATATGCAACTCGCTGCTCGTTGCAACGATATGAATATTTTCGAGTACACAAGGCATCTACAAATTTCTAAGAGTTGTTTTGATGTAAAAGGAATGATTATTCCTCTAAATCAATATCTGGCTCCCCCTGTGCAAACTAGAACTGGTACTGGCACAACAACAAAACCACCAGAGAATCCTCTTACTAAAGGTAGCGTTGGTAGACCACCAAAACCTGAGAGTGATTCTGAGTCTACGGAAGCAAGTTGGGCTAGGGGTTCTAATGAACTCAAACAGGAATTTAACGAGTAAACGAGGTGATATAATTGGCACTATCTAAAGAAGTGATTAAGGCTCTAAATAGCTCTAATGGTCTAACTCAGTCTTTAAATGTCGGTCAGGCTATTTCTGACGCTATTGATGAATGTGGCGGTTCTACTACCAATGTGCAGAACGTCACTAATGTAATTGATGCGCCTAAGATTGCGCACCACGATAAGCTAGATGGTAATGTTACAATTGCTACTCTAAAGAGCGCTTACAATTCTCTAGTGGACGACCTGATTAAGGCTGGTCTAATGGAGTAATAATATATGTTAAATTTGACATTGAAAGGGGGTGACATGAGATTGGAGAATAAAAGTTTATATTTCACATTTGGTATTGACGACGTAAATGTTATTGAAGATGATGATAGATTTGCTATCACTAAGATTCGTGCATTTGCAGAAAAAGAGAATAGTCACACTCAGCCAATTTCTTTCGATTCTCTTAAAATGACTGCTAATACTATTTATAATGTTCCTGTTGTAGTTGAGTTCACTGATTGGAATGATGACGGTATTGGTACTCACTCTAAGGCAGAAATCCCGGTTGGGTTTGTTTACTCTGAAAACAATCCTGTCACCTTTGAATATGATGAAGAGCGAGACAAGAATTTCTTGACTATTAAAGCTCTTATTTGGAAAAACTATTCTAAAAATATTGTTGATATTATTCATAGTTCCAATGACAGAAAGAAAGTATCTGTTGAAATGACCACTACTGATTATCAAGATAATGGCCCATTTGATAAACCAGATGTTTATAGCTGGAAATATCAGGCTATTACTATTTTGTCAGACCAAGTTGCAGAGGCTTGTAAAGGAAGCAATGTTCAGCTTATGAAATTCTCTGAGGATAAAGAAAATTATATTAAAGAAAATTTTGCTGACAAAATTTCTATTGATAATTCTAAAGAAGCCGCAACAAGTGGCGAGTGGTCTAATCCCGGTCAGAAGCTATTCAAGCCAATTACAGAAGCGTCTAACGCAAAGTCTTTGCTAAAAGAAGCATATTTAATTGGTGATTTCTCCGACAATGAGTATGAAATTACGAAATTCAAGTATCCACATCACGTTGTTCGTGATGGTAAACTTATCGTTCATAAAGATGGCTTGCAGTCCGCATTTTCTAGGGCTGCACAGCAGGGAATTGTTAAAGGAGACGTGAAGTCCCACTTGCTGAAACACTATCGTGAGCTTGGTTTGGATACACAAAATTTTGCAGAATTTGGTTTCTCGCAAGATGAGTTCAATCAGTATTTTGCAGAAGATTATAAACAGGACGAGGGTGAAAACGTGGAAGAAGAGAAGAAAGTAACAGAAGCCGAAGTCGCTGAGACCAAGAAGGAAGATGAGACTAAGGTGGAGGAAGCGGAAGCAGCAGAAGAAAAGACAGAGGAAAAGGTTGAAGAGGCTTGCGAAACCGAGACCATCACAGAATCTTGCGAAACTGAAATGGGCAGTGACAAGAAAATGGCTGACGATGAAGACGATAAAGATGATGATTCCGATGAGCGTCATGATGAGTCTGACAAGGACGATGATGACAATAAGGGGAATATGTCTCTTGAAGAAGCTATGTCTGAAATTTCTAATCTAACTGCTGAAAATGAAAAGTTGAAAAAGGATAATGAAGCATATATGGCTAAATTTGAAGCCATGTCTGATTATGACGAACTAAAGGCTTTTAAGTTTGCAGCGGAAGAAAAAGAAAAGCAAGAAGCTAATATGGTTAAGATGTGTGAAGTCCTAGACGAAATCTCTGAAAAGGGTGTTGAAATGTCTGAGGATGAACGTAATGCTTATATCGCTAAATTTAGCGAATATGATAGTGTAGCCGCATGGAGTAACATGGTAAAAGCCGCAGAGTTTGACCGAGTTAGTGCTCCCTCTGGCAACATTCACAAGATTGGTCTACCTTATGGAGAGAAGAAGAAATCTACTGGTTCCATTTGGGACAATTAAAAATTATTAATTTTAGGAGGAAATTTTACTATGTATGATGCTCTAATTAAGAACGGCTATGCGGCTCTAAATGTTGATAACTGGAACCGTACTGTCGTATGCGAAGAGGACGTACCCAACGGTGCAGTTTTTGCTCTAAGTGAGTATTCTACCGATGCTGATAGCAAGATTGTTTGGAAGGCTGGCAAGCCTACCGCAGACGCAAAGAATCTATGGATGGCATCTAGCCCCGAAGTCGTTATTACTACTCTACCCGATGGCACTGAGCTAAAGGGTATTGATAACAATATCCGCGACTTCGTAAATATCAAGGGTCATCCTATTGATGCTTTCAAGCTAATTGAAGACGATGTTCTTACTATTGTTCCTAGCACAGCTAATGCAACTGCAATGGCTACTGCAAAGTTCCTAATTCCTGATGCTACTAAGTTCACCCTAAAGGCACAGGCTGAGGCTACCGCTCCTACTGCTGGTATGTATCTAAAGGCACTGGGTGCTACTACCGCTCACATTGGCGATGGCAACCTAGTTAAGAAGGCAGTTACCGCTTACAAGTTTGTTGTCTGTGTAGCTTGATGATATTTTAAGAAAAGGAGAATAATACTATGAATGAGAAGACTCTAGCTTTCTCCGGCGATATGACTGCCGAAGTAAAGATTAAGGATTATTTTAATGACTATGCAAAGCAGCGTGGTCAGTACGACGGCCCTGTTGACACCTCTATCTCTTTTGCCGAGAAGGAGAAGAAGATTAATGACCTACTGATGGCAGAAGTTAAGAAGCTATCTGGTCTGGATTTCAATAATTCTTTTGCCTCCATTGAGATGATGGCTAAGAATCCCACCTTCCAGTGGGCATACATGGCCGTTATTGATGCAGCCATTGATATGGTTCTACCTGATTTTGTAGACCGTACTACCAGTGTCTACACCGAAATGCGTAATGGCGCTATTGGTGATAGCTTTAAGTTTGATGTTGAGTCTAACGACCTGTTTATTGTCTCCAAGGCTGGTCGGAATCAGCGTAATACTGAGTTCCAGCGTGAAGATATTGGTCAGCGTTCCATCATCCCCTTCAACCACAATATTTCTGTTTCTTCCAATAAGTACAAGGCTCTGTGTGGCAAGGAATCTATGGCTCGTTTCCTGATGAAGGCTGTTCTGTCTATGGAAGCAGAACTAACCAAGGAAATTGCTCTAGCATTTGCTACCGCCATGGATGATGTTAAGGACAATGGCGCAGAGGCTCTACACGTTGCTGGTCTAGCGGACAAGAGCGTTATTAAGCTAATTCAGACTGTTTCTGCTTATAACCGTGCTCCCGCTATTCTGATGGGTACTATGAGTGCTGTTCATGACCTACTTCCTCAGTCTGCTAATCTGCGTATGATGGTTGATTCCGATTACGTTCGTGTTGGCTATATCTCCAACATTTATGGTACTGATGTAATGGTTATGCCTCAGTATGCCGATTATGCCGCTGCTGACCAGTACAAGCTGGCTCTGCCTGATGATAAGATTTATGTCATTAGCCCCTCTGCTCAGAAGCCTGTTAAGCTGTGCCTAGAGGGTGCTACTACCTCTAACACTGTTGATAGCAATGCAGACGCAGACCTAACAACCAATACTACCATTAACAAGAGCTGGGGTATCGGTGTCATTACCAACGCTATTGCTGGTGTCATCACCGTCAGCTAATTGATTGTTAAATTTTGAATAATTACCCTACTCTTTTGGGAGTAGGGTATATATTATTCATAAGGATTGAAAGGGGTATAAAATGGCAACCAATACACAGAGAATTGAAAACCTTGAAAAAGGTATGTCAGAAATGCAGGGTACGCTTGGTCAGATTCTTGCTACACTACGCGGTTTTTCTACTTCCTCTGCTCAAAATGAATCTGTTGCAGTTGCACACGAGGATAACCCATCCGAAGAAGATTATACAGAACCAGAGGACGGAAAGAGCATTCGTATTCGCAGTCTGTTTAATGGGACTCTTAATCTTGCTTATGGGGATAGACGCTTTGTTACTTTTAATAAGTACGGTGACGAAAATCGTGTGTTATATCGTGACTTGATTCAAATTGTGAATATAAATCACAAGTTTGCGGAAGAAGGATACTTTGAAATTGAGGATGCAAGTGCTGTTTATTTTCTCGGTATGACTTATGCTTATAACAATATTATTAAGTATAAGGATATTGAAAATATTTGCAGTTATTCCGATGACAAGGTAAAAACCTTAATTGAGAACGCAAGTGATTATCAGAAAAGCCTAGTAGCAAATCGTGTTGCTCATCAGATTGTTGATGGCAAGAACGTAGACTATAACAAGGTTAATTTGATTAATAAGCTGTGTTCCGTAGATATTAGTAAGCGTGCAGAGTCTATTCGCTCACTTGCTTAAATTATTTTAAATAAGAAAGGCGGTGAATGGGATTGAACAATATTAGTTTATTTAATAATGAAATAGAAAATAAACCTGTTGAAGAACCAGACGCTCCACCAGAGCAAACACAACCTTCTGGTACAAATTTTAACGAGATTTATAAATTATTTTTAATTTCATTACAAGATTATGAGCTAAAACGGCTATTTAATGATAGTCCAGAAGCAGCCGATGATTTGCTTATGTACTTTTTACTAAGAGCTATTCCGCTTTTTATAAATTGTCAGAAAGATATTGAACAATATCATCAAAATGAATTAGGGGAATATGAATTTAACGACACACTGACATTAACAGAAAAGACTATTCTTTCAGATTTAATGGTTCAATGCTGGCTTGACTTTATAATTTCTGATACTACTCAACTTGGTGGTTTACAAGATACTGACTTCAAGCGTGAATCTGCTTCTAATAATTTGAAAGAGAAAGCAAATTATGCTGATAGATGGCGAGAAAAAGTAAACCAGAAAATTATAAATTATGGTCTAAAGAACACCCCATTTGCTGAGTGGGCGGTGGGAAACTATGGACTTTAATGGAATCAATTTTTCTGACAAAGAAATTCAAGAATATAAACAATCTGTAATAAATAAATTATTTGCAATTCTTGGAGTTTTTGAGGATTGCGAAGCTATAAATGATTATTCTGGGTATACTGCTTACATCAAGAGGTTAACAAGGGAATTTAATGGGCTGTACAATATGTTCGGTATTGTAAGTTTCCTTTCTGTTGTTAGTATTCTTGAGGGTTCGCAAGTACCCATTGAACATTCAGAGGTTAAAAGACTAGTATTCCATTGTATCTCTTTGGTCAAAAAGGCTAGGTGATATATATGCCATACTATGATACTTTTATGAATGTCAATAAACACCCTGCTCAAAGGTGGAGAAATCAACTTCAAGACACAGTTGATAAGGTCTTTGAGAATGCGTCCACATGGTGGGACGATGTGTGGGAAGAGAAAGAATTTGGTTCTGATGCTCTTGAGACAATTACAACTAATGAAGAAAAAAGAAAAGAACTATTTAATAAAATAGATATCCGTATTACATCACTTGTTGATGCTAAAACCGGTCAGCGTGTAAACGATGACTATAAGAAATTAATTTATAAAGATTTGGATTATAGACCAAAGCTAGGACAAAGGTATTTCTTCGACGATAATATCTGGATTATATATTCGCGTGATAATATTCGTAAGAGTTCATCCAGCGCTTATGTTAGACGTTGTAATAATACAATCAACACTCTAGCAGAGGACGAAAAAACAATCCATCGTGAACCATGCTATATTGAATATAAAATTGTTGAAGACCAAATTTCTACATCGGAAGTTATTGATGTAGCCAAAGATAAAATTGAAGTTGTTTGCCAGTATAACGATTGGACAAGTCAGTACAGAATTAATACTCGTTTTATGTTAAACGGTGTAACATATAAGATTAGACAGTTTGTCAATTTCTTAAATATGAATACATTCCAAGATAATCCGGGGCTGTTAAAATTCTATGCAGACTTTGAAAATTATAATGCGGCAGACAATCCTAAGAATGATTTGGCTAATGACGACAAAGAGCCAAAGGAACCGGAAGAATTTACTATTCTTTTAAACGGCTCGAAAACATTTGTTCTTGATGGAGATAACTATACGTTTGAATGCAACAAGGACAAAACAGTGTCTAAAGATTATTATTCTTTTACATCCACAAATAACAGTTTTAGAATAAAAAACTATCATCAAAGCACCAATCCGCTTATTGTGAATTGCTACCAAGATGATATACTAATAAAAACATTTAATATTAAATTAGGAGGTGTTGTATAATTGTATTACGAAGAGCTTAGTTCTATCGTTTTCGCAGTTATTTATAACAGACTTCTAAGAAGTGAGCGTTTGGTTAGGTTGTTGACTTGTTACGAGCGAAATACCTCCCCTTATTTTGATAAATCTTTTGACGAAAAGATTAAGAAAATTGGTGGGTTAAATAATCTTGTTTATATGGGGCAAGACCTAGATAAATGCACAGACGTTCATATTTATCCACTAGAGCATATTCCTGACGCAAAATTAGACCAAAAAACATATTTAACTGTAACACTCAATGGTGGTTACACCACAGAGGTTGCACAGTATAAAAAGGTTATTATATGTGTCGATGTGGTAGTTCACGATGAACAAAGTGTTATTCTGTCTGATAATCCCGACTATCCGATAGCTTATCGTCTTTACGATATCGTGCATGAAATTGACGCAATCATTAATGACAAAAGGTTGGAGGACTTTTCTGCCGGACGTGTGAACCTGATAGGATTTCAACGTCGTTATTATAATGGTTATTTTAATGGTTTGCAGCTTCAATATCAACTAACACTAAATAGCACAATTGGTTGTGATGGTGGTTCTACAAATCTATTACCTAAATTTACACTGAAAAATTGAACGCTTTACAACTGTATTGCGGGAGACCGCTAAAATTAGCAGAAAACGTATATGTAGAACACCCAAAACTTGATAAACTACTTAACGACGTTGGTGAAAAAGACGCTTATAGTGAATACATGAAAAACCTAGCCCTTATCACAACTCAGTCTAAAGATATCGCTGATATCCTGTGGGTGGAAAATAAGATATGGTATGAAGATATCAAAAGCGAATACGAGTTTTTCATTCAAGAATGTTTGGCAGATAGCACATCAAATAATGTTTTTATTAGAGATGGAGAAGTCGTTTCAGAAATGGACGAAGAATGTATTGTTATCAATAATGATATGTCTAATGCGCTTAATTATTTTCTAAGTTTAAATGGTAAATGGATTGTATTAGGTAGAACTGTTGGAGAAAACACACAAATTTTTCTTCTAAGTGCTAAGTATGAAAACGATAAATTATATATAGAACAAGACTCTGTTAAGTTTAATGAACAGACTTATCATATATTGGTAGAATATTTAAGAGAAGTAAACTGGATTCATCCAGAATACAAATTTCTTAAAGGTGCTACCAAAAAAGCAAAGAAAATAATCTTACAAAGAAGTTATGAAGAAAGAGAATATGAAGCAAAAAAGAACAAAGGCAGAGACAAAGAGGAAGCTAATTTCCAAAGTATCTTATCCTGCCTCGTAACCTTTAAAATATTTTCTTATGATGAATTGCCTAATATACCTGTGTATGCAATTTATGATTCATATTTTAGATATGTTAAGGCTGATAATTATAGAAACACAATGGATGCTTTGCATTCCGGGTGTATCGACACAAAGAAAAACCCGATTGATATAAATAAGATTCATTGGTCTTCTATTCTTGAAAATAATTGATGATTATTATTTAAGGAGGAAAAAATATGGCAACTGCTGGAACCCCTCGAAACTTTGTTGTACAGCAAATCTTCGAGTTCCTACTACAAGATACTACCGATAAGTCTATTATCGGTTATCTAAAGCATTGTAAAACTTCTACCCTAGAAAATACCGTTGAAATGGTGTATCCTAGCGGAGGCAGAGGTAATGTATATATTGGACGTGGCTTTTCTCACAGCCGCCGTGCGAATCTGAATGTGGAGAGCGCTACTTGGAACACCGAAATTATTGCAGCTCAGAACGGCACTGATGTCGTTACTGGTGAAACCACTTATACCAAGTATATTCAGATTGACCTAAAGGACGCAACTTATAGTTACAACCTTCCTGTTCCCGCCGTAAAGGAACCCGGTCAGACTCTATATATTGGCACTATTTATGGTACTCAATCCGATGGTGACTACGTTAAGGTTATTACCGAGGACGAGAGCGCAAGCGAAGGTAAATTTACTTATACTAAAGAAGTTACCGAAACTTCCCCTGCACCGGCAAAAATTACCCTCGCTGAAAAAGATGTTAAGGATATGATTGAGACCATGGGTTGCACTAAGCTATCTATGGCGTATACTGTCAAGTCTACCGCAAACGCCCAACGTATCGAGATTAAGACTGGTACTATGCCTGACACTGTTCTTGTTACCGCTTATGGCCTAGTTGCAGATATTTGTGATGGCAAGCTATATCCTTGCGTTATTCACGGCATGGCACAAATTGATGGTAACTGGAATTGGGAGCTAACAGCAGATGGCGACCCTGCCGTTCAGAACATCTCTATGCAGTTTGTTTCTGGTTGTGCTTCTGATGACCTGTATACTATCACCATTGATACTGACGAAGAATAATTTGTTTTGTTAAATTAAATGTAGGTAACGCTTTGACGTTGCCTACATTTTTTATATTTGAAATTTTATGAAAGGAGGATTTTATGGCTTATGATGTAAGTAAGAAAATAAACGTAGGTTTGGCAAAAATATATGTTCAGCTTGCCGATTCTCTATACCTCCGAAAAATTGATGCACAAAAAGAGTATCTTTCTTTATCTGGTGGTACTCTGACAGGTGATATAACATTAGATGATAGTTTATTGTATCTCAAGAAAAATTCCAATGTATCTAAATTTAGTCAAAACTCAAATAATAACCTAGATATTTATAGTGATAAAAATATACAGTTCAGTACAAATGGCTCTACCTATTTCGTTGCAAATCCAAGCTATATATCTTTAGAAAATAAGCACAATAATGTGTCTGTCGAACTTGTAAACGAAGACGGTTCTGGTTCTCCTTATGGTGGACTTACAATTTACAGTACCAAAAACGGAGTCCCTGAGATGACAAGCGCCATTAGCTCTGGCTATATGAATGGAACTCCGTACCAAGATTTTACAGTTGAAGATGGAGGTCTTTTTTCTTGGAATGTTGTTGACGGAGACGATATAAACGGCGTTACAAAGATTGATAAAAACGGACTGACGCTATCAAATCCAGATTCAACATCTGGAAAGTTCTCTATGCTTAAATTTGAAAGCGGGAATAATGGGTTTGTGTCTATATTTAGCCCAGAAGAAAACACATTAACTCTATCCGCTTCTGACTGTATTATGCTAAATAATAATTTTGGCGTTTCTGATACGGCAATTATGTTATATCAGGAAAATAAAATCCATTTTGATGGTGGTCACGATAATGGTGTAGTTATGTATAGTAGGACAGGTTCACACGAACTGAGCATTGACTTAGATGACAAACATTTTGTGATTAACAAAGATGGTTTTAGTGGAAACGCTAATATGGCAACATCGGCATTAAAATTGTCACAAGAAAGAACTGTAAGTGGCGGCACTGACATCATGTTAAATTACAAATATGATGGTTCTAACGACTCAGAGGCCGAAGTAGGTTTTTATGCCTGTAATGCAAAGGTTGGAAATCAGAATAATTATCCATATCATCGTATTGCAAGAATAGACTTAACGTCAGAAAATTATAAAGACTGGTCAACAACACTATATATTTCTCAGGGTTATCTTGGTGGCGGTTTTGGCATTTGCAGAATTGCTATGAGAACTAATGGCACTGGCGCTAGGTCTGGCGTAGAAGTAAAATGGCTTGCCAGAAATAATCTGTCAACAGACTTTGTTCAGATTGCAGTCGATGACACAATTAATGCAACTTATGCCGATGTATTTGTGAAGATTGAGTCTTCTTACGCCTCCACCACAATCAGAGCATTTGCGTCTGAATCCCGTGGATTTATTAAGAGAACATGGGTTCTTGTTGACTCAGAAGAAGTTGATAATACTACAGAAGAAGCAAAGGAAAATTCTGTGGAGTGCTACAAATCAATATCTGAGGCTGGTAACGAGCTTCATAATGCTCAGTACACAGCCATCATCACTGGCAGTGATACAATAGCGGAAAGAGCAAACAGAGATTCCAATGGACAAACCATTGCATCTACTTATATTGCAAATATTGAAGCATCTGGTGCTAATACTATTAAAATCACTTATGGAGACGGTCATAGTTCAACCGTGTCGATTCAATAACGTAATGGAAGGAGAGATTTGTTATGATGGAATTTTTAACCCCCATTATTATTAATCTAACTAGAATTGTTATCTCTGCGTTTGTTACCTATCTATGTGTTGCAATTATTCCTCGATTTGTAACTATTTTAAAGCAAATCGGTTTATATCGGGTTGTGAAATTTTTTGTAGCTGCGGCTGAAAAAATGGCAGATACAAAAAGGATTCCCAAAGAAACAAAAAAACAATGGGTAAAAGATATACTCGCAAAAGTTGGTATTCAAGACAATGAAATTATTGACGCTTTGATTGAGGGTGCTGTTGAAGAACTTGACAATCAGAAGGGCAAAATAGGGGATGCTTTTAATAAGTAATTCCATGTTAAATTGGGTGTAAGAAATGAAACATAATAGAATATGTGCTTATTGTGGACGCCCCTATTATGTTTGTTCATCTTGCATTTCTGCTGGGTCATATAAGAACTCTTATTGTTCACAAGAATGTTTTCGCAGAAGTGTAATGAACAATGGGAGTTTCCAACCAATAATTATAGAAGGAGAAGAAATGAAAACTTTATTGAGAGGAAAGTTAGCAGGAACAGATATCTTTGTAGATATTATTGGTTATGACCTAGAACTTGGAAAATTTGACTGCCATGATGGCGTAACTCGTACACCAGATGATTTCAGATATTTTGTTATTCCTTGTGACGAAATGAAAACAATTAATAAATATGTATCTGAATTAAACGAGAAAAAAGTCAAAACTTCTGGCCGTACCTCTATTACAAAGAAGACTGAAACAGAAAGGCCAAAGCATGAAATTAAGCCTTAAATTGTAAAATACTCGAAAATGGGTTATTTATCCGTATATTTATGGATTTTTAGCTCATTTTCATTTTTAGATGTATGACAATGAAAGTGAAATTTTATTGCTAAATAAAGTGCTGTAAACACGGGGATTTTTAAGGGTGGGTTGTGGCTGTTTACAGGATTTTGGATTGAAAGGGATAAAAATATGGATAAATGTTTCAAAATGTATATCAAAGATGTTACACACGAACAGCTAATTGGCGTATATGACTCTAAAAATTTAAACGTGAAGAGTTTATATACATCTGTAACAAATGATGAAAATAGTTTTACTCTAACTTTTTCAGACGACCAACTTGTTGAATATCTACAATTTAACAAGAATATTATGCTACGGTTTATTATCATTTATGAGCAGTATTGTTTTAATCTGCCCGACCCGATGTATCGTCTTGAAAAGTATAGCACAATCAATTATTATCTGTCAAGAGATGATAACCCAGCAGATGAAAAATATTGGGAATTGATGCTAAATAATGTTGTTAAGAGTAATCGTAATGAATACTTCTTTACAGAAAATGGCAAGAAGCCGGAGATTAACATTGATGAATGTTGGAAAGATTTTTGAACAAAAGTTCAAAGAGAGTATTCCTAAAGATGTGGCAGTAATTAGACTGCATGACAGCGCAAGTGGTTTTGGGCAAGATAGCAAGTCAACAAGATTTTCTATGAAATCTCCATTTGATTTTATCTTGTTCAAAACTCCTTGTATCTATTGTCTGGAATTAAAATCAACAGACAAGAAAAGTTTTTCTTTTGAACGTGAGAAACCAACGAAAGAAAATCCTACTAAAAGAGAAATTCATTGGCATCAAATTCAAGCTCTTACTGAGTATAATAAGTATTGTAATTGTATATGTGGTTTTGTGTTAGACTTTAGAAATGATGGAACTTATTTCTTGAGTATCAAAGATTTCAATAAATTTAAAGAAGAATCAGCTAAAGTTTCAATAAATATTCAGGACTGTATTGCGTATGGTGCTGTTCAAATAGATAAAAAATTAAAAAAAAAATATTATAGCTACGATGTAGCAAAGTTATTAGATAAGATTGGAAGTGACGAAATTGGGAAGAAGAACTGTATATAATAGAATTTATACAGAAGAAATCTGGGCAAAGGTTAATGAAGACAATAAGAACTTGTTGAAAGATTATCTTGCATATAAGACTACTGGTGGTCGTTCTCCACAGACGATTTATCAATATGAACAAATGATTCGTCTGTTCTTCTGTTGGAATTATTTGCATAATAAAGACACGTTCTTTGTGGATTTGAAGAAGCGGCAACTTGTTAGTTTCTTTAATTATGCAATTACAGAAATGGGATGGTCTAGTAATAGAATCTCTACTATTAAATCATCTCTATCTTCTATGTCAGATTATATTGAAAATGTTCTTGATGATGAGTTTCCTGATTTTAGAAATATTGTTGTTAAGCTGGAAACTCCTGTAAAGCAGTTGGTTCGTGAAAAAACAGTTATGAGTGAAGAGCAGATTCAAGATTGTCTTGATAAGTTAGTTGCCGCTAAACGGTATCAGGCGGCTTGTTATCTTGCACTTGCCGTGAACTGCGGCGCAAGAAAGGCAGAGTTAGTCCAATTTAAGGCAGATTGGTTTACTGATAAAGATATTGTTTATGGCTGTATGTATAAGACACCAGAACAAATTCGTACTAAGGGCCGTGGTAAACAAGGTAAATTACTTAACAAGTTTACATTTATTAAACAGTTTAAGCCATACTATGACCTTTGGATGAAATATCGTAAAGAAAATAACATTGAAAGCGAATGGTTATTCATCGTGAAGAACGATGACGGTACTTATCGTCAGGCAACTATTTCAACGGCAGATAGTATTTGTAGAACTATCTCAAGTTTTATGGGCGTTGATTTCTATAGTCACTGCTGTAGACATAGATATGTTACTATGATGAAGGAAGCAAAACTACCTAATGATGTTGTTGTCGCATTGGTGGGCTGGTCGGGAGACCTCACATCTACTTATTGCGACTTGGATGTTGCAGATTCTTTGGGTGATTATTTCGACGAGAACGGCATTAAGCAAGACATTAAGACTGGCACTCTGAACGATATTTAAGGGATAAAAGGAGCTGAAATTATGACACTAAAGACTGTTATTGATAAACTAAACCAATATAAAAACAAGCTGATTGACAAAGAGGCTCTTGACAGTTGGCTCTTTGAGAATATCAATATTACTAATTATATCTCTATTGGTAATAAGTACGCTTATATCCACAAGATTAATGAAACTTTCTCAGAAGAAATTGCTGAGAATCTAAACAATAAACTAGATATCGAACTTGTATTTATGCGTTATGATATGCACGTCTTGTTTGATATTCTTCTTAAATATACCGATATTGAAGTAGTAAAGGATGATAAGTCTCCTGAGTATTATGATATTATGGTCGAAACCGAATTTGACCGTTATCTAAAACTAGCTATTGGTAATGATTGTGTTAAATTTATGGATGCTTTTGAAAAGTCCTCTGGTATCAATGAAATTAACACTATGAATATTATTAAGGGGGCTATTGATAGTAATATTACTCAGGATAAGATTGATGCTCTTGATAAGGTATTTAAGAAACTAAACACTAAGAAGAATAGAACCTTCCTAGAAGATGTAATAGCATATTCCAGCCCTGCCGTTAAGGAACTAATGGACGGTATGCGTAAGTCTGCTACGGAAGAAGCAGATAAGAAATTAAAGGAGAAGTATTCTAAGCCGGAAGGTGATACAAATGGCGAAGCCGTCAGTTGACAACAGAAAACTCCAAGTGGCAATTTGGAATAAAATTGATAAAATTAATGACAATTTTGTTGATGATTATGAAAAAGCTGCTAAGAATATCCTGATGACGATTGCCCAAGAAGGGGTCAAAAAAATTAAGGAATATATAAAAAAGTATTTTTACGATGATACTTCTGAATCTCCTTATTATGAAAGATTAGCAGAACAAGGCGGTTTTTTAGCAACTATTAGTTATACTATTATTAACAAACATGGTATGCCAAATCAAATTAGAATTTACTGTGATTGGGACAAGCTCAAACGTGTCATTCGCCCGTATAGTCCCGGTCAAACTCCACAATTTGACGCTCACAACGGTTTCGATAATAAGAAATTTACAGAAGGATTGTACGATTACATAATGGATGGTACTTGGAACTCACCATACGGCAACCCTAGAACAGATGGAATTGGAGAGGGAGTTAATAAAGAACTTTCTCAACTTCTTACTGGTAGAGCAAGACAAGAGATTGCAGCTTATATGAGGAAATACTTCAAAGACACTACCATTAGTCACCGTGTTGCTGGTGGTTTTTCTGTTAGCAGAGATACAAAGAGACATAAGAAATAAGGAGGTGGGTAAATGGCACAATCTCAAAGTGATATTTTTGATTTTCTAATCAATCCGCAGTTTGATACATCCTCAATTGACGACTCGGCAAAAACTCTTGAAAAGAAAATGAAAGAAGTTGCTGGTAATATATCAAATGAACTTATAAAAGCATTTGGTAGTTTGCCGAAGGGATTACAAGGCTCTGATTTTGAACAAGTAACAAAATATGTTGAATCGCTTGGTGGCAGTATTAAAAGAAATGGTAGTGTTTTTGTGTCTACATTTAAGGATGCTGCTGGCAATGTAGTAACACTAAAACAAAATGTATCAGAAGCCTATGATGTTCTTGAAAAATATTGGGCTGGTAATAAAGCAAATCAGAAAATCATTCAAAATTTAAGAGACACTAGTACAACCTATACAGGTTCTCAACAAATACAAGAACAGCAACAATTAGAACAACAGATTATTAAATCTTTGCAAGAGCGATATAGCTTAGAGGGTAAAATATCAGATGCAAAAGCAAGCGGAAACAAGATTACAGAAACTTATTATACGCAACTAAGAAATATTGCTGTTACAGAAGAACAACAATTAGAATCACAATATAAAGGTTCTCAAACACGAATAAATTCCGTAAAACAGCAGTTGTCTCTTGAACAACAACTGCGACAACAAAAGGCACAATCTACTGCGGAAGAAAATAAAGCTGTTGAGGCCATAAAACAATACGCGAAACAGTATCAAACTGTCAAGCAATTAGAGAGCAAAGGTCAACAAAGCACTCAGGCTTATACTGATGCTAAAAATGCTTTACAGCAGTTAACAAATACTTTAACAACGTATGGTGTTCAAGTTGTAACAAGCTCTGACGGTACAACAAAACTTGTAGCACAACAAAATTCAATGGCTGACAGCTCCAATAAGGTTAAAACAGCGTTGGACAACGCCAATGGGAGTTTAGTAAAAACTGATACTGCACAAAATTCTCTATCACAATCTATTCAGTCTAGTGTAGAGAACTTTATTAAATATCAGGTGGCTATGGAAGCCATCAACAAAATTACTAGCGAATTTACATCTGCAATTTATGATATGAACGAAGCCATGACACAGGTTCGTATGGTTACAATGGGTAGCTATGAAGATACTGTGGCATTAGCTGATAGTTATACTAAATTGGCAAAGCAACTTGGTACTACTACGACCACAGTTGCAGAGGGTGCAGATGCTTGGCTTAAATGTCTAGGTCAAGTAAAATCTCTCTAATTGCTGGAAAGTCCTTAGAGCTTTGATAACCAAGTTATTATAGTGATATAATAATGGCTGAACTAATCATTCAGGCATGGTAAAATAATCGAAGATTGGATAATCAGCAGCCAAGATTCTTAAATATTTATAATAAAGCTATTGAAATATTTTAATAGATATGATATAATATTTAAGAGTAAGGTTCATCGACTAATTGTAAGGGCAAGTGCTCTGAAACGGGAGATACCTTTATGGTAAAGATATAGTCAGAACTTATGTAGAAATACATAGAAAATCCTATATGGAATCTTTTGATAAGTGGCGATTATTAAGAGTAACAAATTGAAGACAGGGTTATAATGCTCAAGAAGCAATGGAGATGCTAAAGCAGTCAACTACGTTGGCTGTTGTTGGTCAATTAGACGCAAGCGAGGCGACTGACCAACTCACCGCAATCACAAAATCCTATAATGTAGCTGTAGATGATACAAGCAAAATCGTAGACAAACTTGTGCAAGTAGACCTTTCCTACGCTGCCAGCACAGGCGAAATCTCTACGGCATTACAGAAAGTTGCTAGTTCTGCTGGACAAGCAGGGGTAGGGCTTGATAAACTAATTGGTCTAATTACTATTTCTGAGGAAAAGACTCGACAAGCACCAGAAGTTATTGGGTCTGCTTGGCAGAGTATCATCTCGCGTATATCAAAAATCACGGCAAAAGTAGATTTGGATGACCTCGTTGATGAGCAAGGTATAACCCACACAATCAATGATGCAGATAAAGTTCTATCCAAATACGGAATTACCCTAGTTGATACAAACGGTAAAATGCGTGAAATTGGCACGGTTTTGGATGAAATTGGTGCAAAATGGAATAACATGAGCACCCTTGAACAAAACCAGTTGGCTTATGTGGTTTTAAGTAGCCACAATACGAAGTAATTCGTAGGTGTTTATAACACTACAACATTCCTATATCGGTGAACCCTAAGTTTGTATAAATAAGGGAATACCGAGATAACAATATTTTTGTTTTAGGTCTTGACAAATATAAAATATTGATTATAATAAGTAATAGGAGGTGGTATTATATGCTTTTGACGAAATTCGTTAAAGTAAAAGTAAATAACCATTCTATGTCTCATTATAAATCACTCGGATATAGTGTAAAAATGTTTGATGAAATACAAGTCCCTGTTGAGGATTTAACACCAAAAAGTACAGTAAAAGTCTCTGTAAAATGTGATTATTGTGGAGCGGAATATAACATTACATATTCTTGTTATACAAGAAACGTATCGCTAGATAAATCTTTAGGAAAACCCAGAACGGACGCTTGTGTGCATTGCCGTCATCTTAAAGCAAAAGATACATTTAAGGAGCGGTATAACATAGACAACCCAATGCAATCACAGGATATTAGAGATAAAGCAAGAGCAACAAATATTCAAAGATACGGATGTGAAAATCCAATTTTGAACAAAGAAATAAATAGCAAAAGAATCAAAACACTTATCGAAAGATATGGCGAGGATAACCCTATGAAAGTAGATGAATTTGCTAAAAAACAAATGGAGTCTATGCAAGGTGATAATGGATTATATAGTTACTGCCAGAAGTATTTAGCAGACTTATATAATGGAGTTATAAATCATAGGATTGGAAAATATCTTTTTGATATTTACGTTGAATCTGATAAATTAGATATTGAGATAAATGGCTCTGGACATAATCTCGATGTTGTTCTTGGCAAAATGACGCAAGAACAATTTAATACTAAAGAAAAAAATAGAATTGATACTATCAGAGACAACGGCTTCTATCAAATCATTTTCGTGCTAGACAAGGATAAACTACCGGAAAATGATATACTAGAACGCCTAAAAGATTTTGCTCTTGTTAAATTTAACGATGGGTGTAAAGTAATCTATTTCTATTGTGACAGAGGTTACATTGAATTAGATAACGAAGTTATCAAATATAACTACAAAGACCTTATTAAAAATATTGCATCGTAACGACTAAGGAGGAATGCTCCTTATATCAAACACATCTCTTATTGTTGGGATGTGTTTTGTTGTATAAGGATGAAAATATAGTCTGAACTATAAGGAAACTTATAGAAGAGCGGTCAAGTGTAAAGACACTTTTAAGGAGAACCGTTCTCGCCTATTTTAATAATAGGTCACAAAAGTAACAGATTGGGCGGGCACTCGTCAGAGAAACGTATTTATTGCGGCTATGGAAGACTACAACCGTGTCCTAGAAGCAACTAATGTTGCAGAAAATGCAAACGGTGTTGCTGCTGAAAAAATGACGGTTTACAATGAATCTCTTGAAGCCGCACAAAATAGATTAACCGCAAGTGTTCAACAATTTGCACAGGATTCTAACCTTGATAGAACCCTTGCATTAGCATATGACGGTTTGTCAAAAGTCGTAGAAATTCTAAATATTCTACTAAATAAAATTCCAGTTCTATCACCAATGATTAAAGCACTAGGGGCTGTAATTGTTACAGCTTTCAGCGCGAATATGGTCACTAGCCTAGTAAAGGGGTCAGAAAAGTTGGCTCTTGTTGGAGCGGGATTTTCTGACATGATTACCAAAATAAAGACAGTAATTAGTGTTTTGAGTTCAATGCAGTTTGCATTCGGAGCTTTTTCTGTTTCTGCTCTTGGTGCAATCGCTGGTGTGAGCGCGGCTGTTGTTGCTCTCGTTGCAGTAATTGGAAGCCTTAAAAAAGCTTGGGATGACGCTCAACCAGAGGCTCAACTCAAAAGGAGTACAGAAGCCCTCGAAGGAAGCAAGCAAGAGTTAAACGAAGCAAAAAGCTCTCTTGACGAAATTAATAAAAAAATACAAGAAATAGATTCAAAGGGTACTTTAACCTTAGCGGACAAAGCAGAAAAAGGCAAACTCGAAGACCAGCGAGATGTTTTGCAACAGATTTATGATTATAAAAAGAAAATCAACGAAGAGAACGAAAAGCAGGTAAAAGAAGACACTGGCAATGTGATGGCAGAAAGATACGCTTCTGGCACATCAGAATTTGATGAGGTATACAAAAAGGCTCTTGAAAAGAGAGCAAAACGAGAAGAAGCGGATAAATACATTTCTACTGCCGGAACAGGCCCATCTGAATATTATGATGTGCAATCTGCAAGTGTTGCTGAATTAACTTCTAACATTAAACTTTTAACAGAAGAACAGGAAAAGCTAAAGAACGCAGAAGGAGACCACGGCAAAGAGTTAGAGTCTAACAATCAGAAACTTCAAGAAAATATTAATCAGTTAAGACAAAAAGGAGCTGCATTGGGTGAGGACATCTCTAAAATGCAAGAACTCGGTCTAACCGATACTGATTATTACAAAAATGCTATTGCACAATGGAATCAGTTACAAGTTGCACTAGACCCATCTGGTTGGGGGAAGGTTGAAATTGGTCAACTTATAGACGAGTCTGGATTCGAAGGTGTTTTAAGCAACCTTCATGATAAAGCTGTTCAGGCTGTGCAAAAAGCTGGTCAAGACAGTTCTAAAGAAGCACAGGCGCAAGCGCAACAGGCTATGAGTCAGCTTGATGGTTATATTACCGCAGAAGCTAATAAAATAGCAGAAAAAATTGCTAATGACGAAGACCTAAAGAAGCAATTTGCTGAGTGGTTAAATATTGACCCGAAAGACATTGACTCAGACAAAATTTTTGAAGTTGTCAAACAGCAACTACAACAAGCATACGGTGTTGCTGCTGATGCTGCGAATACAGCTACAACGGCGAACAAAGAATATAACGCTTCTCTAACAACTACTTCTGAATTGGCCGATATAGTAGGGCAGTCCGAAGTTGATTTAGCAAATGAAACCAAATCTCTCTCCGATGCTTATAATGCCATGATTAAAAATGGCAAAATTACCAAGACTCAAATGGCCGCTCTTATTAAGCAATATCCTGAACTAACTGATGCCATTGAGGTTCAGAATGGCGTTATTCGCATTAACACTGAGGTTCTGCAAGAAAAATACCAGCAAGTTATTAAAACTCATGACCAAGTAATCCAAGACCAAATTGACGAAACTAATAAAGTAATCGAGCAGACAAAAGAAAGAATTAAGGCTTATCAAGCTGAGATTGTGGCTTTACAAACCGTTCAATTATCAAGAAATGTATTCGTTAATGAGGCTATCGACCCCGAAACTGGGTTTGGAATTTCTGGAAGAAGCCAAAGCGTTGAGGGAAAGGGAAATAGGTTTGGTTCTGCTAATGTAATTCAGTCTGCAATAGATGAGGCAAACAAACAATTAGACGAGTACCAGAAGAAGCTCGATGTGTTGCTTGCAAGTCTTCATACCGGAGACGAGTTAACTTACACAGGAACTTCTAGTTCTTCTGGGAAAACTGCCGCTGACAAAGCTGCAAAAGACTTTGAGAACGCAATCAAAGAAAAAATCAAAAACCTAAAGAGCATCGTAGAACTATATTCTGAACGAACTGATTGGGACGACCCCACTGTTATTCAGGAATTTACGAATGATTACAACAACCTCTTTGACGAAGTAATAAACAATCCAAAAGCAAGGAAAATCTTAGCCGATTCTTTCAATTTGGATATTAGTGAAATGTCCGACGAAAAAGCAATTGAGGCTTTAACTGCTCTTTGGAAGAAACAAGCTGGAACTATAGATGAGGCAAGACAGAAACTTCAAGACAATTACTTAAAAGGCATTCAAGATGCCGCTAAAGCCGAGAAAGAGCAGTTTGATGAAGCTAAGAAACAAATTGAAGAATTAAATAAGATGACCACCAACATGATTAAAACTTATGTTGGTTTGCTTGAAAAGGCTGGTAATCTTGTTTTTAGTCTTCTTGAAAAGGTCTCTGATAGATACGATAAACAGATAGATAATCTTGATAAAATCATGGACGGTCTTGATGACCAGAAAGATGCTTTTGATGACAAGATTGATGCTCAAAAAGAATATCTACGGCTTCAAAAAGAAGAGATGGATAATGAGGACAAGCTTGCCGAAAAGACAAAATCTATCGCTGATATTGATGCACGTCTAATTGAGTTACAATACGATGATTCTGCCGCTGCGCAAGCTGAACGTCTAAGACTTCTTGACCAGAGAGCAGAAGCAGAGAAAGACCTTAAAGACTTACAGGATGAACAAGCCTACGATTCTCAAATAAACGCTCTAGACGCTCAGAAGAAGCAATTCGACAAAGATATTGAAGCTCAAAAGAAAGCCCTAGAAGAGCAGAAAAAGGCACTAGAAGAGTCTCAAAAAAAATTCGAGAATACTCTGAACAAAATAAAATCTGGATTTGACGGTTTTATCAAAGTTCTGAATAGTGATATATTCCAAAATCTCGCTGCTAACTTGTTAAACAGCATAGATGGCGACACTCTAAAACAAGCTCTTTATTCTTGGAATAGACTATTTGGTTCTGGTATTGATGCCGATGTTGCAAATACATTACAGGCATACGGTACTGCTGGGAAATATGGGTGGACTCCCGGTAAAAATATGCAAGATTTCTTGAATATGTTTACTCAAGGCTCTAACACCCAACAACAAATCCTTGACCAAGTAGAACAGGCTATTTCTTCTAATAAGGCTGGCAATCTTGATATTTCTGGATATAAAAATAACATAGATTTCTTGAACAAGTCTTGGGACTCTTTTAAGCAAAATGCTATTGATAGCGTTACTCAAGTTGGTGAGAGTTCTCAATCCGTTGTTAAGAACCTCTGGGATTTCGGCAACAAAATGCTTAATCAAGAATCTGCTTCTGGCAGTGGTGTTGTACGAACTATCGCAAAGGGTATTTCCACCACCATAAAAAGTGGTAAAAAGGGCATATCTACATTTCTACAACAAGGTATTCAGGCTAATCAAGCTCTAGGCGTTAGCGGGCAGGGCGTACTATCTCAAGTTGGTAATTTTGCGCAAGGCATTATGAAGCTTGTCGGAAGTTCTGGCGGTGGAATCTTGAATACTGTATTACAGTTTGGTAGTACACTATTAGGCAAAATTAGTGGAACCTCTTTGAGCTTAGTAAAGGGAATTACAACAGTTGGTGGAAATGGTATTGCTACTATCGGCAATTTAGGAATACAAGTTCTTAAATCTCTGTCTGGTGTGGCAACTAGCATTTTTGGAAGTAGCGCTACAGCAGGAATTACTAGCATGATACCAACACTTGGTTCTGCCGCAGGAGGTCTTGGTAGTGCCGCTGGGTTACTCGGTCTTGGGGCGAAGGGTGGCCTTATCGGACTAGCTGTGGCTGGTGGAGCTATTGCTGCAAGCGGTATCAAATCTAATCTTAAAAATCTTTGGGGGTCTAACTTACCAACATGGAAGAAAGTTACTGGAACTGCACTTAATTTCCTCACTCCGGCGGGCCTTATCTCAGGCGTAAAAAACATCTTTAAAGGTATTTTTGGCCGTCACCACTCTGGTGCTGATTACGTTAAAAAACAAAATCCTGCATTGGATAAGATACTTGGGTTAGGGAGTGACGAAACTGTTTCTATCCTAAAAGTCGGTGAAGCGGTTGTACCTACATGGGCAAATAACGCTAGTAGTTCAGCTTCTAACAGTAACTACACTGGCGCTGCAACTCAAGCTGTAAGAGCCGCCCAGCAAGCTTCCAGAATATCTTCTTCCGTTAACAATAGTAACAGCTCTGTGGTGAATACAATATCTATTCCTATTAATATTCAGGGTAACGCAGATGAATCTACTGTTAAATTGTTGAGAGAAGAGTCGGATAAAATTGCTAAAATGGTTTTCAAACAAATAAATAAACAAACAAATATGAGTGGATACAGAAATATACGAGCCGCAACAATTTGATAATATGCCGATACTATTAAATATTATTTAACAAGTCGGCAATGAAGAGAGGTGAGTTTATGATTGGTGGTTATCAATTTATGTTCAACGGAAGGAGAAGCGAAGACTACCACGTTTCTATGGTCATGATAGACAATTCTTATACGAACAGAGTATCAGGTGGGGACAAACAGGTCGTAACGGCTTCCATCCGTAGAAATCCGCAAAAGCAGTATTTAGATACCGAATACTCAGACGTATTGCAATTTAACATAGAAATTATTTTCAACGAAGATAAAGCAGTAGATATTTACCGATTAACAGACTTAAAAAATTGGTTATCTTCTCCTGTCGGATACGAAGAACTTCAAATTTGTGCAGAAAATTTTGATAGGTTTTATTACAACTGCATCATCCACCTCAAAGAAGACCTGATTTACGCTGACGGGTATCGAGGGGTATCTGCCACCGTAGAATGCGATGCCCCGTATGCCTATGAATTTGAAACCGTATTAAAATATAGTTTGAACCCAGATGTTTCTAAATCAGACACTTTTGTATTTAGTAATTACTCTGATGATTTTGAATTGATGAGTCCAAAACTACAATTTCACATGGCAGAAGATGGGAATTTTAGTATAAATGTAAAACACTACAGCGAAAATAAATATATGATAAATTATAAGAATAATATTATACTAAATAATGTTTCTTATAACAAATGTATTGTTTACTGTAGGATGAACCAGATTCCCGTAAGTGCTATCGAAAAAGCGTTAGACTATGATGTTACAACCAATTTTTCTCATTTGAATAAAAACGATATTGTGTATTTAGATAATAAAAATTATATTATAATATTAAATGAAGACCCGTCATCTGATATTTTTTCTAAATTCAATAAAAAGTTTTTTAAGCTACCACGAGGTATGAATACAATAACCGTATATGGTAAGGCTGATTATATGTATATGGCATACCAAAATGCCAAGCGGTTAGGGGGGAGTTACTATTAAATTTGATTTTGATTTAAATAACAGATATAAGTATCCATATATTGAATTATGCAATCCAGATAAAACCGTAATCGGAATAGTTTCTGGAATTACCGATTTGGTAATCTCTCCAAAATGGGGGTCTTGCTCAGAGGTATCATTTACTGCATACGAAAAATATAATGATGTTGAAAATAATAGTTATGGACTTCTATGCAAGAGTAGACTCCTTCATATAGATGGCTTTGGATATTTCGTAATTAAAGATTATAGTGAGTCTTGTGAGAACAAGGTTCATAACAAATCAATTACTGCATATTCTGCGGAGTACCTGTTGAACAATAAAAGCGTCAATCTTACGTTTGTCACAACTGCTGGCGACATTAACAATACAGATAGCACAACAATTACAACAAGCAATTATTTCTTTTATAGAGAAGAACAGCCTGAAAAGTCTTTGCTTCATCAGCTAATTTCAGTGGCTCCGCAATGGACAATCGGGTATGTAAGTGACTCTTTGAAAAATAAATCGCGGTCTTTTAGCGAAACAGATAACGGCCTATATGGGTTCCTTACAAACGATGTGGCTCAATCTTACGAAGCTTTATTTGTATTTGACAATGAAGAGTATACTATAAATGCATACGACCCATCAGAAGTAATTAAGCAAACCAATATCGTATTATCTTTTGATAACCTGTTAAAAAACGCGACCATTACCGAAATGTCGGATGATATTTATACTGTACTAAATGTAACCGGAGCAGAAGATTTAAGCATTCGGAAGGTTAACCCGAATGGTACAAAAAAAATATATTGTCTAGACTATTACACTGGTACTCTTGATAAAAACGCAGACAACTATTATGAAAATTATAATAGTTGGATTAAAGATAATGCCTTAAAGAAAAAAATTCTTGACTGGGAAAAGAGTTGCAAAGAGGCAATTCATGATACCAGTGAAGGTTCTTATGCCTATTGGACAGAACTGCATAAGAAATTTAATGCCTCTTTAATAAATGAGCAAGCAAAATTAAAAGAAATGCAAACTTATTGTGACATTGCGAAACAGAATATGTCTGCTTATTCAGATTACAGTGATATTTATAGCGAGTATGTAACCATACAAAGAGTTACAATTCTAGGAAATGTAAGGACAAAAACTGTGACCTATCAGAAATGGGTAGACGTTTATTCCCATAGTAGCAAAAATTGGGAAATTGTTGATTACGGCAATGTTAGCGCTATGTGTATTCCAAATACTAATGTTACATGGTATTCTTATTGGAAAAATTATGCAAAAGGGTTGGAGTACAATATCAAAGCCGAAGAAGAGTCTCATATCTTAAATGGCTCCCCAATTAATGTAACATTCCATTCATTTAACAAAACAGATTTTGAACTGGGCGAAAACGGCTCTTATCCGGTTAATAAAGAATATTCGCAAACCAGTAATTTTGATTATATATCTTCTCATCCTAAAGGTGATGTATACAGTACCGCCGTAAAAAACCATAGTATTACCCCAGAAAGCCCTGCAATAAAATATACGATATTGGCTCTAAAAGACGAGCTTAAATTGATTCAAAACGAACGTGATAAGATTGTGTCTCAGTTTTCTTTTGAATCAAATTTTACCGAAGAAGAAAAAATTGCTATTGAGCCATATTTAATCGAAGGGACATTTAGCGACGAAACTTTTATAGTTACAGATAGCATGGAAGTCAAAGACTATTCCGACACATCAACAAAGGTACAGGTAATTGATGCAAATGGAAACATCTCCGTTAAAACTATTGGAGAGTTAAAAGACACAGATACTATTATGGATGACATTTATGTAGCCAATCAACTTGTTGATGCAGGATATAAAAAACTAGAAATTGTTAGCCAACCAAGTTTCTCTTTTTCTCTTGAAAGTGCGAACTTTTTATTTATAGAAAAATTCAAACCATTTATTGACCAACTTCTCTCCTTTGAAAAAGAAAAAGGAAGTTTGTTTGGAGCGATTATAAATGTAGAATTAGATAATGGTAATTGGGTTTATCCATATCTACAAGAAATGGAAATCCAATATGATGACCCCGATAATTTTACAATGAGTTTTGGCAACAGATTTAGGTTATCCACAGAAACTTATACTTTTAGCGAATTACACAACGCAACTACAAATGCCGTGTCGAATGTTTCTTCGCTATTATCTTCTGTATCTCAACCTGTAACAAATGGTACAATTGATGCCATTTCTGCTTATACCAATACCAATCTTAATTTAACCAAGCAGACCATTGTTGCTACGGACGAGAATGACTTTACTATTGGCTCATACGGTATTATGGGTAAAAAGAAATCTACCGCTGAAAACAATGTAGATGGCTTCGACCCTGAACAACTATGGATAACAAATAATAAGATTTGTTTTACTACAGACGGATGGGAAACTACAGAGTCGGTATTTGGCAAAATAACTAACGAGGACGGTAGTACAACCTATGGATTAATTGCCGATACTCTTATTGGAAATTTGATTATGGGTAAAAACCTAATTATTCAAAATAGTGGAGAGACTATGACCGTGGACGAGGATGGCCTTACTGTTAAAAATGATAGCACTGGTGTCAGTATTGACCCAAATGCAGAAAGTGTATTTAATATCTATAAAAGAAAGGTCATAGAAAGCCCCGATGAAGAAGATGAAGATGTACTAGAAGAAAGAAGCTCCGTTTTGACTGTGGATGAAAATGGAAACCTAACTATTTATGGTGGTGTTTTACAAGTTGGTGACGGTAAAAGTTTAGGTTATATAATCGACGGAACTACTGGTACTATTAAATCTATCAAAACCGTAGAAAATTCTGACACTCCGTTGTTTGAACTTACACCAGACGGATATCTATTTACTTCTGGCACGACTATTAACGGAGAAGAAACCGTAGACCCTAGTCCAGTTGTCACCCCAAGTGGTACAAACGGCATTGTGAATCGTCAAGATATTACAATGCCAAGCGGTCTGATGGATAGATTAAGAGTTATTGCAAGGGCCGAATATCATGGCCCATATAACTATATTCTTGACCAAGTTGGACAAACCGATAGTGAGGGTTGGAGAAAAATTTGGGGGTACTACTCATCTCGCAATCTAAATCAAATGCTTGTTGATTTCCAGAACCAAGGGAATCCACTAATTCAAAAAAATAGCAGAGACTTAACATATTATAAAACGTGGGATGACACACAGTCTTACATCAATACACAATTTGGAATCTCATCGTCTGATAAATTTAAAAAACAAACTGTAACAATTAATGGTACAACTTACACTATTTTGGTATCTGCTTAATAAGGACGAAAGGAGCCTTTATGAATAAAGAAAATCTGATTACTCTGGTTGGGCAAATTTACAGGGGGCTTGACACAATTAGCGTCTCAGGGTATAACAACATAAAAGTACTTTCTAACTGTATGGAGGCGCTACAGCAGTTGGCAAATGACATTAATGATGCTGAACCAAATTTGCAACGCACTGCAAATAAGGACAATATCAAACCAGTAAATCCCGGCAAGCCGAGACCAGAGCCATCAAAGAAAGATGGTGATTAAATTGAGAAGAATCGAGTCTGAACAATTTAGTGACTTTTATCAACAAATTGACGATATTGAACTTTTTCAGGGAGACACAGTAACTCTTCCGTTTCAATTTACAGACTATAACGAGGACGTAATTCCACTGATTGTTTCTGACAAGAGCAAGACATCTGTTGAGTGGAGATTATGTCCTTACGGACAGCCGCAAAACCCAATCCTTCAACTGAAATCTACACAAGAAAATAATAAGACTGACGATGTGTATATAGATACGGACACTAATGTCGCCTATGTAAATCTCGATGCAGCAAGGACTAGAAATTTAATTTACGGGAAATACACACAGCAGATTATTCTTCATTATGATTTTCAGGATGGAACTGAGCCAAAAGACTTTTTGAGGGCGCAGGGATTTATGAACTTTAAAAATAAAATTCAAGATTTTTTCTAAGGAGGAATTTACAGTATGGTTTCTAAAGATTTTGCAAATAAAATCAATGCGGAGATTTTTGGTGGTCAAAATTATACCCCACCTACCACATGGTATTTTGGGCTTTCTACTCAAGCCATTACCAATGGTATTGTCCCTGTTGGAGCAGAACCCACAAATCCGGGATATTCTCGTACACAAATTGCTAATAACCAAACAAACTTTACTGCACCAACATATAACGCCACCTATACGTTAAGTTTCGTTAGTAATAAAACACCGATTACTATGAGCGAAATTACTGGTGGTTCTCAGATTACGGTTCCTTATTTCTTTCTTTCTAGCTCTAATACTGGGAATACTTGTGAGATTTGGGGTAGTTTTGCTAACGCAAGAATTTTAACCGTAGACTCACAACTTATTATCAAAGCCGGTGGCGCAATTTTCTCTCTTGAGAATATTTGACCTATAAATGAGGTGAAACTAAATGTTACCACCTATTAAAGTAAAAATTTGTGACAGAAATAAAAGTATGCAACAAGCGTTTGGTGATAAAAGCGCAAAAGTAGAAACACAAGATGGAAAGATTCTGATTAAAAAAAGTGAAGATATTTTACCTACGGATAGAATTATCACTTATATCCCAAATGACTATATTAAGCCAATCAAAATAAGAATTATAGACCTAAATATTATTTTTGCATTTCTATATGGTGAGCTTGCCAAACTGGCGTTCTTCTGTAAAATAAATATAGACGAGGCTCTAATCCTGAGATTTGGCAAGTTTAATATTAAACTAAACCTTTTCCACGAAATAGAAAAGCCATTGACTACATCATTCGGGAAGTTTTATGAAAAAATATTGGTCTCTGCTATCTCTAAAAAGGCCACCAGTACGTTTTGGATAGCGACAAAAGCCACATCGTATATACTTGCACAAAGCATTAAATTAACTACTGTAATAAATGAGAAGTACGTTCTCCCACAACCTATAAAAATTAATATCCCACCAATAGTTAATGCAATTGTCTATACGCTATACTACAAAAAAATAGGGGATATTACTGCTGGTACGCTTGAAGAACAATTTCTCAATAATGAAATGACTATTGGAAATATATTCACTAGAAAAGAAGAGACTTGATGCGTTTGTTACTATTTCGTTGTTAAATTATTTATAAGGAGTGGATTTAATGCCTAAATATTCTGAAAATTTGAATCTAAGACTAGATGACCCTGTTGCCGACGTATCACAGTTGTCAAGAAACTGGTTTGAGGCTAACTTCGGATATACCGACAGTAACATGACCAAAATTGATTTTGCCTATAAAACAATGAAAGATGACATAGCTAATACTCCAACAAAATCTGGCGTTGGAGCTACTGGTAATTGGAATATCAATGTTACAGGCTCTGCCAATAGCGCTGTTCATGATGGAGCAGGGAACGATATCTCTTCTTCTTATATAACTGGTATATCAGTCGGAAACACCTCTATTACTTATACAAAAGGAGACGGAACTAACCAAAAAGAGGTTATTAAAACAGACAAAACTTTGAGTATTAAAGGAATGGCTGCGGACGCAAAGGCAACGGGAGACCTAATTAAAAAATCAGTTTATCCTACACTTGTAGTAAATGTTACCGCTGGTTCATCTGTTATCGTTACGAAGGACTCTTATTCGTTCTCTGGTACTACTGATGACAAAGGCGAAGTAGAGTTTAACCTCCCCGCATTGGGACGATGGGATATTTCCGCAAGTCATAATGGCAGAACCGTAACCGATTTCATTGATATTGATATCCTTGCTAAAAAGTATACTATCGGTTTGGTATATTTTAACGCAAACTTAGTTGTTAGCGCTCCAACTAATGCCGTTGTGACTGCTATTTCTGGACACTATCAGTACACTAAGACCTCTGGTTCTAAAGGAAGCGTTACTTTTAACATTAATCACGCTGGTAATTATACTGTTACAGCCACAATGAATACTGCAACTTCCAATCCTGTGTCTGTAAATATTACAAAAGATGGCGGAAATTATAGCGCTAAGGCAGTATTCCGCACTATTACAGTAATTTGTGACTCCGGTAGCTCTATTACGGTTCAAAAAGATGAAGAGGTCTTAACTGGACAGAGTACAGGCACTCCTGTTAAATTTTATATTCCATCTACCGGTTCTTGGACTGTAACAGCAACGCTGGGTAAAGATGTCGCCCAAGGAAAAATTAACGTAGTAGACTTTACTGACTATCCTATTACACTAGATTATGTTAAAATTTTTGGTGTAGTATGGACATATTCTAATTCTTCTACCGCGCTTACTCGTATTACAAAAACTAATGACCCAAATAATTATGTAAATACAGATATTACTACCAGTCCATCTCCCGCTGTAGGTACTGGTTCTGGCAGTAGCCCATTTGACAATTATATGCCATGGAAAGGTATGGATGAATATAATATCGTTAAGAATGCTATTGGAGCTAAACGAGGCGAATCTGGCTTCTCTCGTAGCTCTAACGATGTTATGGTATATATTCCAGAATTTTATTATAAAGTCGTTGACGATTCTAGTCACTCTAGGCGTTATTTCTATATCGCAAACAAAGCTACTACTGGATTCGAGAAGCATCCCGGTTCTGGGCGCTATGTAGGTCGTTATAATACTATTTCTGGCAATTACTCCCGCACCGGCTCATCGCCTTACGTCGAGATGAGCCGTGCAACCGCTCGTAGCAAAGCAAGGGACAAGGGAAACAAGTGGGCGCTATACGATTATGTTTCTTGGTGTGCTGTATGGCTACTTTATCTGATAGAATACGCGGACTGGAATAGCCAGAGCAAGATTGGTAGGGGATGGGTAGACGGCCATAGTAGCGCAATCTCTTGTGGTGGTACTGACAGCATGGTTTATCATACTGGACGTGCATCTGGTTCTGATGGTTCCACCGCAGTGCAATATCGCCACATTGAAAACCCTTGGGGAAACGTCTACGAGTGGATTGATGGTGTAAATTTTAATACTGGCATAGTATATATTTGTACCGATATTTCTAAATATGCCGATAATACTAGTGAAAACTATACCAATATCGGCGCTAAAGCTAAATCTAGCGGATATATCTCTGCAACTGGATATTCTTCCACATCTCCATGGAGTTTTTATCCAACTAGTATCAGTGGTAGCGAAACAACATATATCCCTGACTACGCTGACACTCAATTTTTCGACTTCAGCAGTTGGACTGTTTTGTGTGTTGGTGGTAGTTGGAGCACTGGGTCGTCTGCCGGTCTGTTCTGTTTCGCTGCGGCAAATAACTCTGGCACGTCCGGCTCGAACACCGGGGCGCGGCTCCTTTTCGTCCCCTAATGGGGGACTGGGGTCGCAACCCCATTTTTAATGATTATTTAGATACTTTCGCTTGTTTTATCCAAATGGCTCCAAGATAAAACAGATTTTTTATATTTGATATAATAGTCAATATGTAAAAGAAAAATATGTATACCCTGTAAAAATAAAAAGGTTAAAGGAGGCTATTAGAAATGAAAGTAAATGCAAGCTGTGCTCCAAACAAAAACTTCCATGTAGAGGAAATCCCGGATAAGCCCGGGTTTGCTCTTGCGCGGTTTTTTGAGAATGTAGTGGAAAATGAAAAAAAGATTGATGATAAAACTATTAAGGAATACAACTATGACGAATATCATTTAATTATGCCTTATTATGACAATATAGAAAAAGATGTTTCTGCAAACATTGAGAATTTAATGATTCAAGCAAAATACGAAGAGGCAGAGAAAAATACAATTCCTAATCTCAAGAGTCAAATTAGTGAACTAGAAAAACAAAAATCTAAACTTGAAGAGCAGACAACGGATATGCAACTTGCTCTATGTGATGTATATGAGCAAATATTATCTGTTACTTCTGCCACAAAGGAGTGATTTGTAATGCCTAAAATTTATGCAGAACTCATTCGTAAAGGATTCAAAACCATTAACGATGTTCCTGTTTCTATCAGGGAAGAAGTAGAAAAGATTCTCGCAGAGAGCGCACAATGAGTGCTCTCTTGAATTTATTTGTTAAATTATTTATAGGAAAAGGAGATAATATTATGGCTGTTATTTATGCCACTCTAATTGTTAAAGGTAAAAAGACTATTGACCAAGTCCCCGCAATCATTCGTGAACAGGTAAAAGAAATCCTAAAGGACTTGGAAGTTGAGATTTGATGAAAAATATTATAGATATTTCTTATGCTCAAGGTAAAATTTCTGATGCGCAATGGAAATATTTCAAAGAGAATCTAGCTGGAATTATTATTCGCTTTGGTTATCGCGGGTATTCTAATGGGAATATAAAACTTGATAAATGCTTAGATTATAACGTATTCAAGTGCCAAGAATATAATATCCCGTATGGGTTATATATATTTTCTCAAGCCATGGACAAGCAAGAAGGTATTGAAGAGGCCAACGCAATAATCTCATCTGAATACTTCAATAATGCAACTCTCGGTATTTGGTTTGATTCAGAATTAGCCGATGATGGGAATGGTAGAGCAGATAACATTTCCGTTGAATCTCGCACAGAGGCAGCAAAAGGATTCTGTGATACTATTATTCTTGTAAACAAGAAAACCGGAATTTATGCTTCTTCCAGTTGGTTCATTTCCAGACTAGATATGAGTAAACTGCAATACCCCATTTGGGTGGCACACTACGGGAATGATTATTCTTATAAAAAAAATGTTGTATTGTGGCAATACTCTAGTTCTAACCCTATGCTTGTTCCGGGATTTGTAAAGCTTGACTGTAATAAGATTATTGATGAGTCTTTCTTTAATAATTCGAGTCCTGTTCTTGTTAAATCAAAGAAATATTTTATCCAACAAATTCAAAAAGCTCTCGGTGTTAAAGCGGACGGTATTTTCGGCCCAAAAACATTAGCAGCTACAATTACAGTCAGCAAAACTAAGAACAGAAAGCATCCTGTTGTAAAAACATTACAGGAATACCTGAATTATTTAGGGTATAACTGCGGTGTGGTAGATGGGATTGCTGGTGTTAAATTTGATAACGCCGTGAAACAATTTCAGAAAGAGCATGGATGTATTGTCGATGGAGAGCTAACAGCACAAAAAACTACTTGGAAAAGAATTTTAACAATTTAATCCAAATATTAAGAGAGACGTGTCATTCGACACGTCTCTCTTTTTTGGCGTTTTAAATTTCTACAGTAATAGATTTAGCAACACATTCTGGCTGACTATATTCATAGTCACAAGCAAGCAATTCTGATTTACCTGTTTCCAAATTAACACCAAGATAAGGAGAATAATCCCTGTTAGAGCAATAGCCGTAGTTTTCTCTAAAGCCTCTATGGTTTATAGATTTAATATACCATTTATCATTAAACTTAAAAACGGTTCCACATTCTAAGTCTCTGATTCTGATTTCATCTAAAGATGACTTTTCCATTATATTTGCCATAAATTTAATCTCAAGTACATGGATACCAAGCCTTGTTCAGTTCAAGTGTGGGAATGTTGTAATCTTTTGCGGCATCATGTTCAATACGACACCCACGAGCATTCTCCCATCCATCCATAAACACAACAAGGTCTGCTTTGGCAAGAACTTCAAGAGAACGCCCAAGATATACAAGGGGCGGGACATCTTCTGCAAAATGGAATATAGTATCGAGAACCTTAATATCTTCACCGAGATATTTCTTTAAATCCTTAACGAGTTCATCACGTTCCCACTGAATTTCACCAGTTTCTTTGCCCTTCATGGGTTGAGAAATAAATACTTTCATATTCATATTATTTACTCTCCTTATTATCTTCCTTGTCAGAAGTTGCACTAATTAGTTCTAGCGCACCATTGTAAATATCCATTACATCATCAATCCAATCATTCAGATAAAAACCAGAAATGACAACACGGGTACTGCCCTTACCATCGTTAGAAAGAGCATCGGCTTCACGCTTTAGAGAATTTAGCACAAGAATTAGCTGTTCAAGACTAGACAAATCCATCAAAGTGAGATAGAATTGCATACCAAGAAAAGTTAGAATGCCAGTAGTTTTAAGACCAATATTTTTTGTATCTTTGTCGAACATATTGTATCGACCTCCTTTATAGACATTATACTACGATTGTTTGGTTTTGTCAAGACATCATTTGTTCAATCATTTATTACTGCTACCAAGCGCCCCAATTCCGCGTTCAGAATCAATCTTTTGTAGCTCTTCAATACTAATTTCAGAAAGATTCACAACTGGAACGTATTCAACAGCAAATTGTGCGATAGCTTTTGAGGTTGGAACATGAATTTCATCTTCGCTGTAAACAACTTCATCACCATAATTTGACAAAACGATATTTTTATCGTTACCATTATAAATGGATACAAACCATTCTCCACGATACCCAGAGTCAATCTGACCTGCCATCACAATCATATTTGCTTTTGTGTTAGAACCACGCTCACGAATAGCAATGCGATATTTTTTGTCGAAAACACTATATATACCAATAGGAACTAGCTTATTCGTATGGGGTGGAATTACAAAGTTATTATCAATATTGGCATAAATATCGTAGCATCCATCTTCGTCACGCTTGGTAGGAAATTTAACCCACTGGTCTTTACGAGCAAATTTAATATCATCTACTCCACAAAAGGTATCAAAAATATTATCAAAATACATTACAAATGCTCCTTTATTAATTGGTTTATTAATTTTACTTAAAGCGCCTGTTCTTCATCCATTGTTCGTACCTTTCTCTAATTGGTTTTTCACAAAACTCAATCAGTTCATCAATTTCTTTATTTACAAGCTTAACTTTTTCTTCTTTCGACAACTGCTCAAAAGATTTAGTAGGATTAAATCTCGGTTTTACATCTCTAATATATGTCTCTTTAACAATATTTGTATAATCTAATTCTGTACCTTCCATTACTTTTGCCATTGGCGAGATATTTGCGCCATACATCTTTTCGTTAAATTCTAATAGAGATTTATTGTTTGATTTCTTATTTTTGGATTTACCAACTGGTGAATAAGCCATTAAACACTCCTAAAAACAAAATTTTATGAGCACCATTTATACGTCTGCATAAAAGTCCAAACGCCATCGCCAAAACCGAGTTTTTCAAGAGTGTCACACATAAGAGTATCCATAGACTCATGTGCAAACTCAATATCATCGTACTGACTACGAGCTTTCATTTCTTTATTAAATTCATCAATCATTTCTTGTGGGATATTATACATAGTTACTCTCCTTACTTGCTATACCAACCAAGTTGTTTCATTTTCTTTAGGATTAGCTTAGTTTCGTATCCAGTTAACCCAACACAAATATTACCCTTAAAATGCTTATCAAACGTATCCTTATCATAGGATTGAATAATATTGTTTCCATCTGTCTTATGAACAATAGTTAAAACTTGCATATATTTGTCAATGTCGTTATAGCGCTCATATACGACCGCCCACTTGTCTTCCCTCGCTTTCTTAAAGCCGATTTCTTCTAGCTTCTTATCGGTGCTCTTGAACATAATTATTCTCCTTTATTACTATTATACCTTACAATCATATCCTCTGTCAAGTGGGAAGTTTGCCATAAATCAGATTTTTCTTCTGAAACATGAAATACAGCAGCATGGTCTCCAAGTGGAAAATCTCTTATATCACAAAGGCTATTAAGTTTGTTGATAAATCCAACTTGCATACCAAGTAAAACAAGAAGCCCCAACCCGCCTTTTCTTTTGTAAGTTTCTTGTACAAACCTGTTAAAATCCTCATCGGAAGCATTAAGAGCAACAGATTTCATCTTACGCCAAAATCTTTTGTTTTCTCCACACGACAGAATATCGTCACACGCTTCTGCAATCAATTTTCTTGTATCTCTGTTTATCATAGCAACATAATACCCCAAATATAACCTTAAAAGAAATCTTTTATTCCTTAATGATAGTTTTTAAAATTGTATTGTTAAGTGAGTCTGTCCACATAATAGGGGTAAGAGAGTCTGAGACAAATTCTACTATTTCATCACAATCAGAGAAATACCAATCGTTGCTAAAATAATCACGTTCAATTTTATGTGCTTCAAATTTATTAGATGAAATATTTTTGAATACCATCCATATTTCTCTGCTATTCATTCCAGTAGGAAGTCCATATTCTTCTATCGGATACCAATAAATTGTTTGTTTAATCATAGCATATCACCATCTCCATGTATAATATCCATTTGTGTCCAAGCAACATCCCTTATTTTCATCGTTAAATTTATCTATGTTACAGCTATATCTTTTTTCAAACTCTACCACATCTTTTTTTGTAAGAGTTTGGTCTCTAATTTTCTGTAAAAATATAAGCCAATCTTCTTCAAATGTATTCATAGTAAATGTCTTAACCCATTCAAGTATTTTTCTTTTAGCTTATCAGTTAATGTATCTTTCAGAACTAAATGGTCTTTAATGTCTGCTAATTTAACAAACCACGCAATCTGTCCATAGCGTGTTCCGGTACTATTATGAATACGTTCACAATAATCTTCATACTTCTCACCTTTATTTGTAAGAATCCTTAGAGCTTTATAAGTGCATTCATAATTAGGATACAACTCGTATGGTTCATAGTCTGTATCTTCTAGCAGGTCGTGCATCATAGCAACACACCAGCATTCATTACGAATGTCAATAGGAATTGCTTCATTATCAGAAGTATAACCAGCTACACGCTTGGCGTGGTCAAACGTCTCTTTATCATAGTATATTCTTGCCGCATGAATTGCAATTCTAATAAGTTTAAATTCTGGCGTATCTAAAACAGATGGATATTCTTCCATTTAACACCACTTCCTTTTATAATCATTGCAAATTTCTGGTGGACTGTTAAATTTACTGGGTCTACAGTTACAATTATAAGTCCACGTTGCATTACTATCTTTGTATTTTAGGTGTTTACAAGTATCGCAAAGTGGCAAATCTAACGGTTGTTCCTTCTGAACTTTCTTTGACGCTTTATAAATCAGAATCAAAATACGAAGAATATAACCCAAACCAAGAATCAGAAGAACACCAATTCCAATTTTAATAAATTGCCAAATAAAATTAACCATAATTAAATATCCTTCCACCATTCTGAAATATCTCTTGAGTCAATCTCCATCTTTGTTGTTGATTCTCGGAAGCACTCACACGAACTATCCCACACTGCAATTACACATTCTGTGTCCTTTTTAATTTTGTATCCATAGCGTTCATGGAAATACAAATTTAGAAGATATGGCATTCCGTTTTTGAAATATTCAGGGATAGGTTCATCAAATACATAAACCCACATATATCCTCCTGTTAAAAATTCATTTTTATTCACCAGCTTTGAAGTTATAAACAGGTTTGATGTGATTTATAATTTCAACAGTAGGAGAAATTGCGTCGATAATTTCCTGTGCTGGTTTATATGCCATTGGGCATTCATCCAGCGTACCTTCGTTCACAGAGGTTGAATAAATTCCATCCATCTGCTTCTTGAACTCGTCTATGCTAAATGCTTTCTTAGCCACCACTCGGCTATACATTCTGCCAGCACCATGAGGTGCAGAACAGTTCCAATCAGGGTTGCCCTTACCAATGCAAATCAGACTTCCATCCTTCATGTTTAGAGGAATAATCAGCCTCTCTCCCTTCTTGGCAGAAACAGAACCCTTTCTAATGATATTGTCAGACATATCAATGTAATTATGAACCGTCTGGAAGAAATGAATTTCTGGAATTTTCTCTTGCAAACCAACACCATTAAGAATTTCATTCATGATATGAAGCCTATTCATAGTTGCAAAGTTTTGGCAGATTTTCATATCGTGTAAATATGCTTCTCTGTCTTTGCCCTCAAGATAACAAAGCTCATTAGGAATATCTGGAAACTTAAAATTTAACTCAGAAAGTTTCTGAGAAATTTCTTTTTCTCTCCCTTCTGCCTTTAGTTGATTGATAAGAGCGTCAACAGCTTCTTTCTTTTTGTTCTTACCTTTTAGATTTGAGGTTGCAACATTTTGGTAATACTCTGCCACTTGCTTTCCAAGATTACGGCTTCCTGTATGAATTACTAAATACTGATTGTCGTCCTCATCTTTATCTAGTTCGATAAAGTGATTACCACCACCAAGAGTACCAAGACTACGAACAATCCGGTCGATATTATGCAAAGAGTCTTTACAGGTTAAATCATCCAAAAAATTTTCTTCGAGAGTTGGTTCTTCGTGAACAGCCATTCCAGCAGGAACCCGCCCATGGATTACCTCGTCCAACTTCTTAGGGTCTATATGATTCTTGCCAAGTTCCGCAACTAACATACCACAACCGATATCTACACCAACAATGGAAGGAATAACCTTATTCCCTAAGTCAGCGGTAAAACCAATAACGCAACCAGTGCCAGCATGAACATCAGGCATAATACGGATTTTGCATCCATCCACAAAACTCTGATTGCACAAAGATAGAATCTGCTGAGATGCGGATTCTTCAATGTTATCAGTAAACACTTTTGCGGTAGCGTATTTGCCATCAATCAGCTTCATCTAAATCACCTCATTCAATATAATCATCATAAATCATAACAACTGGAATTGATTCATTTTGGCTAAGAACAATAATTTGCTTATTAAGATTATGCTCTAGCATAACCAAATCTTCTAGCGTATCAAGTTCAATTTCACCAAAATATTCAGTCCAGCAATAGCCACTACGGGTCTTCTGTTCAAAATTATAAAAATTAAGAACAGGGTATGTTTCTTCGAGAGGTTTATTCCAATAGCCAACAGACTTAATCTTAAATTTCATATTATTCACCCAACTTAATAGTCACACCATTGTCAATTTCAATTGGATATTTATAAGTTCCATCATTAAAACATTCGTATCTAATAAACCTATCAGCATTATTCATGAGAACTTTCTTATCATGGCGATTCCAAATAATATAGTCATAATTATAATTTAGAACATCCATGTCGCTCTCGTTGAACGCTTTTGCTTCTGCTTCTGGATTACGAATCAGAACCGTCTTTGCATGGAACTCTTTCTTATACTTGTCAATTTCTTCTGGTTCACGAACATCAATAAACACAAGAAGCCATTCATAATCATCAAAAAAACTACTCGTCTTATCTTCGTCCATCGAAGCCCAGAATCTAATATTTTCTACGGTCTTCTTAAAAGGAACATCATTGTATTCGGTAAGAAGATGCTTCATACCGCTAAGAAGATTACGACCTTTTTCGTCCTTATTTCCATCCCATCCAAGTTGCTTTGCTTTCATCTTAATCCAATCCACACTAGAAAACTGCATTACATGAATAAGATAATCTTCATATCCTTTACAATAACTAGCGAAAGTATCTTTACCAGCGGTGGATACGCCATTAAGAATATAATATTTTACGTTCATTTATAATCCCTCACTTTCTATAAGTATTATAGCAAAAAGGGCAGGGTTTGTCAATACCCTGCCCTAAAACAATTTTAGATATTTACAAGAACTTCATAGTTAGTTATGTGCCAATAATCTTTCTGTTTTTCAAGATGTTTACAGAGAATTACGTCACCAACTTGAAATTCTTCATGGTAATTCTTGGAAGTGATAGTATAATTAGATTGCTTTCCGCTACCAACGCTCTGCGCTGTGATTTGTCTGGCCCATACTCTACCATTGGCTTTAGACCTCAATTCTTTAATGTCTATAATATATAGTTTCGGTCTGTCCTCTTGTCTACCAGTAGCAAGGTCAATATATCCCATATAATCTTTTTGAATATCGGCTTTTTCTTTAATGGTCATGGGCTTAATGCCTAATGACATAACCAAAGTCTCACATTCATTTAGGATTGCCATGTTATCCAGTTGTGAATAAGATTTAGCTTCCTTTCCAGCCTTAGTAACAGAGATGGAATGTCTTTCCACAATCGCCTTTACAATATCGCTATTGACTAGTTTCTCTTTCCCGATTTTTTTTGCTTTTCCAAACATATCGTACATCTTAACGAGACGCAATAGCTCTCTTGAGTTCCCAAATTCTTCAAAGAAATCCAGCTTGATAAGAATATCAAGCTGACGAGCGTTCACGGAAGTTTTTCCATAAATATCTCGTAGTAAATCTACAAAAGAATTGTAATGATTACCCCTTAAATTATACAAATCATCAGCACAGGACTGATTCATAAATTTAACAGAACCGATACCCTTATAAATGGCACTAACCTCTTTATCAGGAAAGTATTCAGCCTTAGAGTGTCTAAACTTTGGGGGTAGAATTTTAATTCCATGTTTCATAGCATAAGCCGTTGCTTCTGCTGTACGAGCCGAATTTCCTTGCCATTCATTTAAACAACAGCTCAAAAACTCAAATGGGTAGTAATAACGAAGCCAAGCACACTCATAAGAAATATAGGTATAGCTATAAGCGTGAATAGAAGAAAAGCTATAACGAGTGGCGTAAAGAACGCAGTTCAAGAAAATATCCATAATTTCATCTGTTTTTTCACCAGAAAGGCTATATTTTACTTTAGCATTTTCTTCAAAGCCTTTACGAATAATAGGTAACTGTTCTTTTGTTCCTAATTTTTTGCCAATAATTTTTCTTAATTTATCTGCCTGTAGAAAAGTGTAGCCACAAAACTCTTGCACAAAAGACATCTGAGACTCCTGCATGATAGGATATCCCATTTCACTTGCAAGCAAATTATCGATATCCTTTACACCAGAAACATAGCCATCACCCTGTACTGCCTTTGGGTAGACTCCTTTTCCGCAGGGACGAATTAATGCACTAATATAGGCAAATAGGTCAAATTTGGTAATAGACGGATTAGACCTCTTGATTTTATTCCAAACTTTTTCAGAGTACATCTGGGAGACTGTTCTAGCGCCATAAGGGCTATTTAGTTCAAAAATCAAAGAGGTATCGTCCCGAATCGAGTTCCAAACCTTGTCATCGTTGACATCAATAGTCTTGGCAGATAACTTTGGGATGTTTGCAAGTTTGCAACTCTTGTTAATACAAGAAATATTGGTAAGCCCAAGTACGTCCTCCTTAACAAAATTTAGGGAGTCAAGCTCTTTCATATTCAGAACAGAAACAAGATACTCATCCCCTTTAAGATAACAAGTTCCAATCTCCGCTTCCAAATCGACATCTGTACTAGCAGCCACAACACCGCTTGCATGAGCACCGATACTTGTACAAACCCCTTGCGCTAAATCCACATACTTAAAAAGTTTTGGATATTTTTTACGCCAAGATTCATCAATAACTTCTTCTTTATTTTCACCGTCCGTTTCCTCGTGAACCGCTTTTGCGATTTGACTTACGGTCTCAAGAGAAATGTTAAGTCCCCGTCCAAAATCTCGAATAGCGCTTTTTAATCCCAATGTATTAAAGGTGATAATCTCAGTAGTTTGCATATTAGGAAACCCCATCTTGTCATGAAGCATCCAATATTTAGTTCTGTCTCTATCTTCGTTACCCCAATCCAAGTCCACGTCGGCCAGACTATACTTATCCTTATTCATAAAGCGCCAGAAAGCGAAATTATGCTTCATAGGATTGACTTCTGTGACATGAAGGATATATAGAGCAAGACTAGAGGCGGCAGAACCACGAGCAGGGCCGCACCAAATATCATGTTCATGACACCATCTGGCAATATGCTCCTGTAAAAGAATATAGTCTACTGCATCAACTGCAATAAATGTCTCCATTTCTTCGTTAAGACGGTCAATTACTTGTTCATGGGTAAAACCATCTTCCATCGCATACTTAATAGAGCTTTCACTGAATAGCTTCGAGCGTAGAAGTTCGGTAGGATTCCGAAATACTTTCGGATACTTAAAGGAAGTATCAAGAGTGATGTTCTCTACCATGTCTGCCATTACATTCGTATTCTGGATTGCCTCAAGATAAACCTTTTCTGGTAGACAATTTTGATTCCGATACGCTTCTACAAGCTCGTCATAAGTTTTAAATGTCAAATCCCATCCGGCTTCGTCGTCGTTATACTCATTCTTTTTGGCCTTTTGCAGAATCAGTCTCGCTTCTGCATGAACATCATTCAAGGCATGAGTATCAGTACCGGCAATGAGCGGGATACCATATTTTTGACTTAGCTCATAAAGATAAAGATTATACTCCTTTTGCTTTTCAACATTATGGTGTTGGATTTCTAGGAAGCACCTATCTTTATGTTCTGCTAAAAATTCAATAAAACGATTTTTAATATCTTCGTTTCCCTTACATAAGATTCCACCAACACAAGCAGTTGTAATAATAATATTATCGCTTGTGTTAACAAGTTGCTCGAAAGTAATTCTTGGAGAGTAATATCTCTGTTCCTCTCTAAAAGCGATACTAGACAGTTTGTTTAACTCTTTTAGACCAGCGAGATTTTTAGCAATTAATACGCAGTGGTAATTATCACGGACTTTATGTGGGGTTGGGTTATCTTCTGTCTCCCACCAAAGCTTCTCAGCTACATAGATTTCAATTCCGTGCAAATACTTCATTCCTGCTGCTTCAATGGCATCCTTTTTCTTTTTCCATAAGAAAAAGTTACCATGCTCAGAAAAGCACAGAGCGTTCATTCCGCACTCTTTAGCACGAGCAACGTAATCCTGATATTTAGTGACACTATCCATACCAGCGCCAGATAGATTAGAAATATCTGTGTGACAATGGTAAATCGTATAATTATTCAAGTTACCAACTCCTTTCTGATTATTATTATATACAAAAATAGTGCATCTGTCAAGATGCACTATTAATTTATTTGTTAAATTTTAGAATGGAAGATTTGGTTCTTGTGTTAATTCTGTTGGGATATCAGGTTCAGAGGCAAACGTAGGAGTAGGATTAAATTTAAGTTCAGGAATATTAGCAACAATTCTCTTGCTTAAATTATCATCATAACGAATCTTGTTGCCAAGCTCACGTTCCCAGCGATAGCGCATATTAAGCTCTTGCTCATCAGAAAAAATACGCATAGAGCAATTGTCATAATACAATTTTAGTTTGCTACCAGCCTTGCCCGATTGACGGTCTTTGACAACCGATAGCTGAAAATCATAACCCTCTGAATCTTCATTCAGAATCTTACAAGCGATACATCTGTCAGCAATGTTGGCAATTTCCATTGCTCCGGCAACGCTTTGCAGACCAACTTCCGTTTCTCCTTGGGCAAGTTTGCGAGAGTGAGCAACAAGGGCTACTTCAACAGGATATTTACGAGTAAACATTTTAACCTGTTTGATAAAATCTGTCTGTTTTTCCAGTTTAGTATCGCCAGCGCAACCTCTTAAATCAAGACACATCAAGTTGTCAATCACAAAACACGTTGTATTATAACGACGGTAAGCATAATCCATCTGCTGTAACAAACTCATACTCTCTGTGCTTAGAGAACTGTCGTCTGAACAGTCATCATATACAAATAGATTTTCGTGATAATATTGACGGATTAAATCTGTAGCCTGTTTTGATACTGCATAGCCCTTTGGACGGTCTGGGCCGTTATCATATTCGATAATATGACGGTCTCCCGCAAGAGGTCTAAAAATATTACCCAGCAAGAACTGAGCAGGGATTTCGCCAGAATAAATAAATACGTTTTGATTTTGCTCCAATGGAGCGGCTACACAAATCTGATTTAGTAGGCTACTTTTGCCATTTCCGGCAAGAGCTGTAATCAAAGTAAGTGTGTTTTCAAAATTTCCGTATAGAACCTTATTTAAAGCTTTAATTCCAAAAGAAATGTTTGGCACATTCTGTAGCTGCATCTCTTCGTAATCAAACAGATGTTTAACGCGAGGATTTTCTACCGCTTTAGCATCTGCAATCATTTTTAGAATTGCACTGCCATCAATAGCAATCATTACATTATTAGCATCTGTTTTACGGATAGGTTTCTCTTGATTAAATTGCTTGTAATATTCTTCAACGGCTTCCTGTGCATAATCAGGAGACTCTACAATATAACAACGATACTCGCCCAGCTTTTGAACAATCTTCTTTGTCCCTTCTTCACCAGCAGTATCGTTATCAAGCCATAGGATAATCTTCTTAAATTTCTCAAGAAAGTCGAAGTTATACTTAATCCAATTTAGGTCTGTTGCGCCCCCCGGAATAGACACTACATTGTGACTACCAGACTGCCATACAGCCATAGCATCAAGATTTCCCTCCGTAACAATTAGAGGTTGGGTAATATCAATATTGTTGATATTAAATAGAGAATAACAAGGAGAACAATCGCCTTGCCACCAATACTTAGACTCTCCATGCTTTACAGCGTGAGCATGACGATATTTAACACCAACTAAACGACCATTAATATCTTTGAACTTAAATTGAACGTCACCTTTTTTGGTTTGTCCAATATCAAAAAACTTAATAGTTTCTTCTGTAAATCCACGTTTCTTTAGATAAGCAGTAGCATTAGAATTGTCTTCAACAGAATCATCAACAGGGAATTTATAATTCTCTAGGCTTTCACGCTCATCATAACCAAAACCACGCTTGAAATCAAATTCAATATGGCAACGGTCAAACAGACGCTTTAGAGCTTGTGCGTAAGTTTCATCATAGGCATACATATATGCGTTGATGATACTATAATTACCACCATTGCTAAAATCGTGGTAGCAAAGGTCTTTTTTATTCCAAATAAAACTAGGGTTAGAATCGCTTGAAAATGGAGAAGACCCCGTTAGTTTCTCTTCGTCAAAATTACGAAGGTTCATTAGCTTTGCAATCTCGATAGCCTGTTCTTCATTGCCAAGCATCTGCTCGGCTTCCTTAATCTTGTCTAGTAAATCTGCCATTGTAAGCCCTTTCTTTATTCGTGATTAACACAGAGTCCACAGGTATCTTTATAACCACAAAGATTTCTTCCGTAGAAGTCATTCTTATAGTCAAAAAGCTCTGAATATTTCTTGTGTCCATCACCAAACCGTAATCTCTTCGTGTCTGTATTATAGCACGGATTTTCAATTTTTACAATAGGGTCTTCTAATTCTACACAAAAATTATTTGTTTCTTCTACCTTGAAATTATCCCAGTTTACAGAGAGGATGGCATCAATGGTACGTTTTGCCCAGTCCATAGCCATGCGATATTCTTTCTTGTCAAAAGGAATGACTACCAATTCACCCTTACGAAACATATTAAAATAAAGGGTTTTAGGCCATTCATCATACTTCTCGTGAACTGCATAAGCATATAGATATAGCTGTTTTGCATAATCTGCGAGTTCTTCTTTTGATTTAAATTTAGACTTAGATTTATGGTCAATAATAATTAATCTACCACTCTTTTTACTTCTGGCAATAAGGTCAACTTTACCATTAAACAGAGCGTAGTCAGTAATAGGAATTTCAAACTCATATTCCGATTCAAGAATCTCCCAATTTGAATATCCTTCAAAATTGGTAAAATAATTTTCTCCATCTGCGTAATAGTAAGGATATAAGTCTTTTGAAAATGTATCAGACATCTTTACAACAAAGCTAGACGGGACTTCTGTTTGAAAGTTATCCTGATAATAAGATAACATTTCCCAAATTTCAAGTTGACCTTTCTCATACATTTCAAGAATTTTATGACAAAATGTTCCAAACTCACTTAGACCACTTTTATCATTTTTCTTTTCATGCAAAACGTAGTTTTTATAGTAACAAATTGGACACTCACCAAAATTCTTTAGCTTAGAAAATGAGAAAGTTGGTAGTTTCTTTTGCTTCTCTTCTTCCATACTTTCCCTCCTTTAATACAAAATAGCCACCACCGAAAGGTGGTGGCTAAAACCATCAATTATTTTTGGTTAAATTTTACTTAGAAAGGAAGGTCATCGGACGCAGTAGGAGCGCTCTCAACAGGTGCAGAGTTAGGAGCGGGTGCAGGAATATCCTTATTAGTCTCACTATTACCAGAACCAGAAACAAACTCAATATGGTTTACGGTAAAAGTGATATTCTTGCGCTTAACGTCCTTTGCCTTATCTTCATACATAGAAGTAGTAATGCGGCATTGGTCAACCACAATCAGACTGCCCTTCTTGCAAAACTTGCAAATAGTCTCTGCGGTCTTGCCGTAAGCAACGAAGTCAAGATATGTAGTGGTCTTCTTGTCTCCTTTACCTTCATCCTGTGCTAGACAAAAACGAGTGTAAGAAGTGCCATTAGTGCTAGTTGCCAGTTCAGGGTCAGCAACAAAACGACCCATGTAATCAAAGTTATTCAGCATAGTTTAATCTCCTTTATAATGTTAAATATATTATATATCAAACTCGACTAAAAGTCAAGTATTATTATTAGTTGTTCTTAGCTTCCAGCTCGGCCAGAATATTCTTAGCCACACCAATATCAGTAATAGAGTTATAGTTGGCACTAGTATGGTACTTCTTGATAATACCTACAAGGTCGGTCTTAGATAACTTATCAGCGCCAACTAGAGCCTGTGCAAGACTACCAATCTTATTAATAGTATCAGTTAGTTCGGAAGTTTCACTAACAGAACCAGAGCCGTCATAATCAGGAGCCTGAGCAAATGTCTTTGCAGAAGTAGCTTCCACATCAGAACTATTAGCCCACTTGATAATCTTCTTGCCAAAGTCCTCAGACAGAATAGTATAACCCTCATTTTCAAAGATATGAGTGTTATCCTTTTCACACTTAGCCATGTGAGAGGTTACATCAATGTTGAAAGTAGTAGTGAAGTAATACTCGAAACCGTCACGCTGCTTTGCACCGACACCCAGCTTCTTAACAGCAGTACGACCACGCTCATCCTTATCAACCTCATACTGGTCTTTGCCCTTCATAGTAGCAATAATATGAATAGGACTATACTGCATAGTGTCAATAAACTTATCATGGCGAGGGGTAATTAGCTTCCAGTCCTGATAACGACCGCCAGCCTGTTGCTGTAGCTCAAGACAGCCGCCCTTACCTTCCCATTCGGCAGAAGTGCTATCAATAATAAGGATGGCGTACTTTTCTTCAACCGCATAGTTAATTAGCTCAGTAAACTGTTCTGGCGCATAAGGAGGAACAAGGTCAACAATGTCATAATCAAACTCGTTGGCATAATAACGGCCACGAGAACCTTCTGTGTTTGCGAATAGGATGCGTCCATTAGTACCTACATCAGTACCAGTCTTCTTCATCTCTTCACGCATACCAGTTGCAAGACGTAGTGCGCTATAGCTCTTGCCAGAACCACTAGGCCCCATCAGAGCAATCTTAACAGCAATCTTCTCACGAACAGCCTTTTGAACCTTAAAGTTGAATCCCATTATATAATTCTCCTTGTTAAATTAGTTGTTGTTGTTCTTAACGAAATTCTCACGACGCTTCTTACAATTAGCGCAATGACAAGGAAACGTGCCATGAGCATTAAACCATTCTGCCATCTTTGCTTCCTTTACAGGGAATACGCCACCACAGTCAACACAGGTATAGTACAGAATCTTTTCTGGCTTATGCTTTGCCTTGTCTTCTACAGGTTCAATCATGTTGATATGCTTCTCTTCCATTTTTATTCTCCTTTATTAGTTATTGTTAAAATGCTTCTCAACAAAATAGTCGTAAGCGCACTTCATATCTTCAATCTTACCACACATATCATCTGCGACACGCTCTTCCTTATCGGCAATATCCATCAGGTTCTTAGCAATTGCACGGAGATTCTTCGCCATAGTCATGTGCTGAACGATACGGTCATCAGCGGAAAGAATATCAAACTTCTTCTTTGCAAGAGCCTTGCCAAATTCTGCGTCATACTCGTCATTATCACGAGGACGAACGTGACAAGTAATGCGCTTACCCGGAACTTCAAACTCTCCAATCTTCGTGTGAACAGTCAGACGCTCAGTAGAGCCATCAGCAACCGTAGTCGTGTTAAAAATCTTCGTAATCATTTTGTTTCTCCTTAGTTTTTTTGTAAATAAAAGTCGTTTTTTAAAACCAGTCGGGATTGGTTTCTATATAATATTATACTCAGAAAAAATCGTTTGTCAAGAGTTATTTGGGATTATTTTTGATAAATTTTCAGGCTCGAGAAAGTTATATGCTGTATATCTACATAAACATAACTTCTGCTTCTCAGAAACATACCCATGAGCGTCATAATATGACACAATATTTTTGCATAACTTCCGATAATCTGTTTCTGGCTTATTCTTAGAGTTAATCATATCGTTAATTTGATATACAGTAAACTCCTTGTACAACCTATCAATGACCTCTTGTCTAGGTAGACGCTTGGGTTTTTCAACGTCAAACAGCATCTTCAAACCCATAAGCACTCACCTTACTCTTTCCGGGTCTTCTTCTCGTTCATGCAACGAACAAGGAAATCGTATACGTCTTCCCAGTCATTCAGCTCTGGACTAGAGCCATCTGCAAACTGAATATCGCCAAGCTTATAATCACGAAGATAATTACGCTCATAACAAATATATCCAAGCCAGTCGTCATCTAGGTCATTAAACTGCTCCTGAATGACATACATGAGTGCGCCCTCAAGACCACTACTCATAATAGACGAATCATCATTGTAATCACGGAACACCTTATTAATGGCTGTTTCAAAATCATCATGTTTTGTGATTTCTTTCATAGCTTTTACAAAAGCTTCCTTACTAATCATGTTCAGTACCTCCAATCATCATGTTCATCAGTGAAACAGTACAAAAGAACAATTCCGAAAAGTATAATTCCGAGAACTATCATAAAAACTCCTTACTTAAAGATAGCCTTCATTACGACCAATGCAACAATACACATAAAAAACGTATGCATACTCTGGCCTCCTTTTCTTCGTTTCTATAAGTATTATATCACCATAATAAATATTTGTCAACACCTTATCCTAACATTTTTTCCAATTCCAAGATTTCGTTTTCAACATTCTCAATTCTGACTTCATAATAGTTTCTTATCTTAGCGTTCGCGCTTTCACTAAGAATAATAAGATTATTCAGCTCAGATTTTCTATCATTAAGCTCTTTTAGTATAAAATTATTTATCTCTTCTTGCTCAAATAAATTCTTATACTTTGTATACAGAATATAAATCTCTTGGCTTGGTCTACAATGTGTTTTTCTCTTTTTACTATTTCCCTCTCCGCACCCGTACATACATAATGCTCTTTCTATATTCCCTTCATTCTTCTCCAAATAATATTTCAACATTTTTACCCCACATCTAATATTAGTTTTTTCATTATACAGTTCATCTTTACTCACACCTAAAAATTTAAGCACATCCCTACTTGTACTTATCTGCATCAGTCCCCTATACTTTTCTCCAACATCCCCCTGAAATCTACTCTCATGTTCAATAATGCTTACAACCAATGCTCTTTCATCAATGTCATAACCTTCCACCAGACCCTTATTATTCCACTGTTCATAGTCTTCCTTCCAGTTAGGATAGATTCTCTCAACTCTCTGTTCTGCGCTTTCTGCTCCTACTGTTGTACACACACTCATCACTATCATTACTGTAATGACAGCACACAATAATTTCTTCATCACATAGTTCCTTTCTTTATTTTAGTCCATACAGGACTACTAAGATTATAGCATAGTTCTTATGATTTTGTCAAGTCTTAACTTTGTTTCTGTATTTTAACTTAAAATGAGTTAAAATACAGAAACAAAGTTAAAATGAGCTAATTATTATAATAGTTAATATCATCTAATACAAACAAACGCAACACAATATTACTATTTTAATATTTATTATTATGATATTGATTTAACATTATGCCTTATGAAGATGACGTATTATGATTGTTACATCTATAACAAGCCACAATTTATAGATTGAAATAAAAATGTGGTATCGTTCTTTATGATGAATAGATGAGATTATGTATTATATAAACAAAATACATTCAAAGCAGATTAAAATAAAACAACCAATTATTCCAATATTTTCACCACTTTTTCACACTACATCAATTTTTCATTCTCTCTTAAATTAAGTAAAAATAATTTAACACCAAATATTTTTACTACAGAAATCATCAATTATGTCTCATTTTACAACAAAAACTCGACTGTAAAATTTTTAATAAAATGCTTGACTTTCTTTGTGGAATATGCTACAATACTATTAGAAGGATTTATCCTTCGTTACTCTGTTAAATTAGGTGGGAAACTAATATGAAAGAAAACAACAATATACTAATCATTGTAGAAAATTTACAGAAGCAAAGGCTTCTTTTCAAATATATGGTCTCTAAATTTGAAGATAACCTTTGCACTTATTATAACGGAATGCCAGATATCAGAATAAAGAATAAACATATCAAAATTGCCACACCGAACTCTAATCCAAACGGTTCTTATGATTTAATTATTATAGACTCTACATTAGAATACAATAAAGAAGTTTACAAAATTGGCAATATATGTTCAAATATAATGGTGATAGACATATTCGATATCGTAGAGCCATTAATAAAGAAAACAGAACAAGATATGGCTCTCAGAACACTAAATTACTGTTAAATTATTATACCCCTTATCACAGAAAGATAAGGGGTATAACTTTTATATTCAGTTAGCTAAGATACAAGACCCATCATCATGTGAAACAAACTCAACGTCTTTATAGTTAAGCCAAATATCCTCTGTTCCTTTACCGAGATGATAGTTGTAAGTATTAATATCTATCATATAGATTTCAATAACCTTCCAAGGATTATTTAGCTTAAATCTAGCCTTAACAATATCTCCCACTATGACTACATTTCCGTAATAATCAAATCCTACTCCTACTTTACGCATTAGTAGTCTCCTTAATAGAATCAACAACTTCTTTAACGGCATTGCAGAAATATTCAATCTCTTCTTCTGTTAAATTTTCAAAACTAACACGAATAGTGCCATTAATGTACTCACGAGGAACGTCGTATGCTTCAAGCACATAAGATTTCATGCCAGTATTGCAAGCTGAACCAGTAGAAACATAAATATGATATTTCCATTCAAGAATATCTTTTAGCATCTCACCATTAATACCTTTAAAAGAAATACTCATAATTTCAGCAATACCGGGATTATTAATTCTGTAATCAAGGCAACGCTTAAACAGGCCATCACAAATAGCCTTATTCATAGCTTCATGTTTTTCCATTGTTTCCTGTGAATAATCTACAGTATCAAGCGCGTAATCAAGAGAGGCAATGCCAATAATATTCTCAGTACCACCACGCATACCAGACTCTTGATGACCATAAATCAGGGGGTCAATACGAACGCCCTTTTTAGCAACAAGGACACCAACACCAGAGAACGCGCCAATCTTATGACCAGAGATTGACATAAAATCAACATCTAGTTTAGATAGGTCAATTGGCATCTTTCCGAAAGCCTGTACAGCATCAACATGGAATAGATGACCATTATCATGGACAATTTCAGAAATCTTTTTTACGTTGTTAATATGTCCAGTTTCATTGTTGACCCACTGGACAGACACCAAATCCTGTAGATTAGAAGTGTTATCATCTTCAAGATTCACATTTAGCCAATTATAATCAATTGTACTTCCATCAGACTTGATAAAAATATTTTCACGAAATCTTAAATCACTTTTAAGTCTTTCCATAATACTAGAATGTTCTGCATTAGTAGTATAAAGACAGTCATAATCAATACCATTTAAAACAGTATTGTTAGACTCACTGCCAGATGATGTAAAAATAATATTGTATTTAGACTCATCTGTATTCAACATATCATATAGTTTCTGTCTAGTTTGCCTAAGAATAATCTTCGCAGATTCAGCAATATCACTATTATCACTAGGATTATATAGATAGGGCATCTTATTATATAGCTTATCAGCTACACCTTTAGCAAGCGGATGATGACTTGCGTAATTTAGGTATAATTCCATCGTTTCTTTCAATTTATCACCTCATTAAAACGGAAAATCTTTCTTAAACTCTTCCGGGTCTGGTACTTCTGCCCAATAAAGAACAGTAAAAGAGTGACTATCAATATCAAAATGCCCAACCAAACTTTTACCATTAAAACAATACGACCCCTTATTAAAGTGACAATAAATTTTATCACTCATCCAATTGCCATTACGACAAGATTGAACACCAAATACCATATAGTTTCCATCGTTCTTCGGATAACTATTTTTATCTTCTTGAACAAACTTATTCCATTTTAGTTCCATAATACCTCACTAATACTCAGATAATCCGGTAGTTTCGGGCATTCTGTCCAAAATAATACAGCCGTGCCGCTGTCACAGTTAAAGCCATCAGTGCCTACATCATACTTCAAAACAGCTTGTTCAATAACGTAGTCGCCGCCTTTAAAGTCTGTAAGCAGAATTACACATAAATAATCATTGCTCTCTTTAGGTTTGTCTTTTCTGTACTCATTCCATATACTTACCATTTCTTAAATTCACCTCTAATCCACGCTGACACAATAAGTTTAGAAATAACATTAAAAAGAATCATCTTATTCTTCCTCTTCAATTTCTACGTTTTTATTCTTTCTACGATAGTTTCTTGCAAGCATCTTTTTACACCATCTTGAATGCTGTTCTGTTACCTGAAACCCCTCTTTCTTTTCATCTAAATCTTCTTTAGCTCTAACAAGTTTATCGCCTTTACAGATTTTCTTGTAATTAGATTTATTCATCGGACTCATCCTTTACTCTTTTAAAAAACTGTTTATCTTTCCTGCGATACTTTCTGTTTAGATAATTTTTATACCATTTCTTTCCATTTCTATTGGTATCGTTTATCTCTTTGTATTCAAGCAATGTATCTTGTTCCGGGTCTTTTAGTTTCCTTTTCTTGTAATCAGCCTTACCCATCACAAATAACCTCCTCGCCATCAATCCATAAATTGCCCGGAGAAACGTCGTTGTCGCCAAAATTCACACTACAAAAATCTGTAAATCTGCAAACATCACAGCTTTCACGACCTCTGCAATATTCTCTTAAATTGAGAATATTGTTCATAATTTCTTTATACTCTTTTTCATCAATACCATAATCAATGACACGAGGATTTGACTCAAAATTGATTTTATTTAATGCTTGAGCAACATAGTTATAATAATTATCATTCATAAGGAAGCCTTTCTCTTGTAGCTCATGTCGGGAATGAGCTTTTGTTTGTTCTTGTAAGTATTATACCATAGCACTCCCATGTTGTCAATACCTAATTTTAATTTATAATGAAATTATTTTTATATCTGGTTATATTATATATAATATAATTTAAATTATTATAATTAAGATTATATTATATAATTATTTATTATTAAATTATAAATATAACTAATAT